ATGAACCAACATGGATTGTTGATTTTGAATAAATTAATTTTTGAAAACAATGTGTTGTCGGTCTCAGTTAACGAACTGGGTTACCTTAAGCTCAACCAGAAAAATGGTGGGGTGGTAATTATTCCTGCTTATAAAACTAAATATGCAATTATTCAACACTCAAGGAATGGTGAGGTTTTGCATGAATTTCCTCGCGGGTTTCTTGAGCCTGCCGAAACGCATATAGAAGGTGCGGAAAGAGAGCTAAAAGAGGAGCTTAACTTAGAATCAGTCGATAGTTATTCACTCGGCCAATTAATAACTGACTCAGGATTGATAACAGATAAAATCCAGGCGGTTATTTGTAATGTTAATGACATCAGTCTGCTTAACCCTCAAAAAGACGAAGGTGTTATTTGCTGCGAATTTTACTCAAAGAGCGAGATCTTCGACATGATAAAAACAGGTTTAATAAAAGATAACTTCACCCTGTCAGCTTTTATGCTATTGATTGCTAAAACATCAGATTAAGCTGTGGCGCTGAGGTTAAGAAAATGCACCCGCGCTTTGCTCAGCGCTATAAACACTTTCTTAAGCTGTGCGTAATCATTATACTTAACACAGCGCGCGCCCTCCTGATTTCGGCGGCATACGATGCCGTCGCATCAAGATAAGAGTGAGAACATGTTACTTTGTTAATTGCGCTCATGATTAATCTTTGAGATGTTCGGCGGCAATTGACCACCAGGGTATTTGGCATTAGTCCGTAAAACGGGTAACTCAGGGAACGGTATGATTATTAACAGCAGTAACATCGCTACATTTGATATCAGCAAAAATCTGCAAATGATCATCAAAATTGTGGGCAAAAGTCACAGGCGCGGATCTGAATCCGCAGTTAATTGTTCTGGTTTCAACATCAACAAGGAGGTAGTTGATGGAATGACTGTTGGTGAGTACCAGGAGATGATTAAAAGACGATTTCATGAATCGGATCCTCAGTTCTCCTTAACCAAGCATCTAAAATACGATATTGAAAAAGGGTATTTAGAATTGCATGGATAAATTTATTGAGACAACATAAGGTCGCTCCGGCAGCTTTTTTATCACTCGCTTGAGCCATTGTCGATGGAGCAGTGATGGATAATACAGTGAGATGATCAGATGACTGGGTAGGCCTGAGGATTAGGCAAATCTACGACGGGGAGCTTCATCTGATTTACGTCATGATTAGCGGACTGGCAGAGAGTTAACACGAAAACGACAAGCTCTAAGAAAAAGCGCTAATCGCGTCAATGATGTGATGGCGCAAAGTGCCGGAGTCTGAATTGCAGCCGGCAGGCGATACGACGGGTCGGTTATCTGATGGAATGTTCTTAACCAAAACAGGAGGCGAAGGCCTGTTCTGGTTAACGAGATATCTAGCCCTTGTTGTCTTTCTACCCCTGTCAGCAGCGCTTTTTTCAGTCGCCTGTTACCGGGTAGTGAAGCTGATGATGCTTGTTCCGTTCAGGCTGTATAGCCCGCTTCGCTTTATGGATTTACCGTTTTTCTGCTTCACGCTGGGCGTCAGAGTTTCACAGCGGATTGAAAAATTCTTTTTCAGAACAAGCTGGATAGCCTCTTCAACGTCTTCCGTTTCATATAAATCCTCTGTTTTATCTCCGCCAGGGGGAACAACACGGTAAGCAATTTTACCGGTCGTCTTGTTTTCCATCATGACAGGATAAAGCTTGTCACCGCTGCTGTGTGTCAAAACCAGTTTTTCAGTATGTCTCATAGGTGCATCTCCTTTTTTGCGGAATTTATAAAGCTGAAATGGGAGACGCAAGAAAAATTTAAGCACACGGCGAACACCCGGCAAAACGTTACGTTTCGCGGCATCGACAAAGTGTATAACGTGCTGGTAAATCGCGGCCTGTCCTTTAATGGGACACACAAATACAAAGGTGATTTTTTGGTCTATACAAAGTGGCTGATATCTGAACGCTCCCGATATCAGCCACTTCCCCCCTTAGTGCTTAATCATCATAGGCGGGCCTTTTCTTCGAAGGCGGGGTGATGTAGTAGAAAACTAAGTTGCAAGCAATGCATTAGCGCAAGACGAATCGACACCTTCCGGGGTTTTGAGTTGTTTTGCGCTAATTTTTTGCCCCATGTATGCCCCAACCAGGAAAAGTGGACACCCTACGATCTATCCCCGCGACATGCTTTCCTGGCGCACATTGAGCCTTAGACTATCTTCATCAACAGACTGATGAGGAATTCATCCGCAATTAGACCTCCTCATCATTTGCTCTTAAGACAATTTCACTCTACGGTATAGTCTTTGTCTGGGTCGAACCCCAGTGTCTTGAGAAACGCAGTGATGTTTTGGATGCGCACCTCTTTGTCATCGTCGCAATCGTAGAGTTCGTTAAGCGCTGCGTGATGTAACCCGGCGCCAATGCTACCCGCGTCAATGCTTTTCACGTTTTCAACAACCGAACCATCTGGCATTGGCTGGTTATACCCAGCCGTCGTGACTGCCCCAGGGAAAACTTCTTCAACTTCCTGTGCTATAAAACCAATACCAAAAGAGTCATTGACTTTGAGCTTATAAGTTACCCCACGGATTTTACGAACTTTTTCCCGAGGATTACTTATTTCTTCAATATCGTATTTTATCCGGCGGTCTGAACCACTTACAAAAGTGCCATTAAAGGCGTTGTAGTTTCCGTTTGAGTGCCACGCGAACACGCCCTGAGTAACGCCGTTAGGGAGTATGTGACGATGGAAGACGCTCTTTATGTTGCCGTCAAACTGGACATACATGTCGGCAATATCCCCGAGGAAGTTAGCACCCGGCGTCCACCCAAAAGCAAGGCCACCGCCGAAATAGGTGGTGCTTATTTTTATATTTTTATTGCAAAGAAGCGGCAGGCTGTTGACGCCGTTAGCACTTTGCACTGTAGTCACACCGTTAATGACCCCTGCATTTTTCCCATCGACGCTGTTTAATCTCGCATCATCTCCGGCAGCAACGGTATTTGCGGTATTTCCTACATTCAGGACGGCAGCCCCGCCCAGACCTAAATTAGTTCTGGCTGCCGATTTGCTTGCCACGCTTGCAAGGTTATCGGCTTTAGTCAGGACATCAGTGCTATTGGCTTTACCGTCCAGGGATGTATTAATCAGCCCGAGCTGGTTTGCCAGATAGAACCATGACGGACCAGTGAATGAACTGCCATCAGGTAAAGTGACCGTGATATTTCCGCCAGCGCTGAAAACCTGCTGCCAGTTAATCTTGTCGTTATTAAGTACCCGGAGTGCTTGAGTGGCCTGCGCTACCAGCTCCGCAGTGACCTGATTTTGCGTCGCGCGAGGAACAGTCTGCCAGGCCAGTCCTGACTGTGTTGGCCCTTCATATTTCCTTATGAGAGTAGCCTGAGTGTCACTGGTAATTGTGCTCACCGGGAGCGTGTACGTAATACCACCTACAGTGGAAACGATGAAATCCCCTGGCACTAAATCTGTGAATTTTGTACCAACTCCGGATACTGAATTTGAATTATTTGTAAGCGTAATTGTTCCTGCCGACATGGCAATCTCCTGATTTAATTATTCATATTTCTTTTTAAGAAACAAACCTAAATGGTAGGGAAAACAGCATAAGGTATTTTAAACCCGCGAGAGTAAAGTGGGGTGTTAATGTAGTTTTTCCCGTTCTGGTTTATGTATCTTAAAATTACCGAACCAGATTGCTGTTTCATGACAATGCCGTTTTTTGCGCCAACACCCTCCTGGTCTTCAGCTAAGGCTCCAGGAATGATATCCATCAAGTAGAATGGAGTTCCCGATACTCCAGTTGTCAAGGTGTTATTTTGCAGGTCATAATTAGGTGGTATCGTGATAAACCCGAGAACGCGTGGCATATTTGCTGCTGATTTTGCCGACCATATTAATGCTCCCTCAGCATTAAAAACGTCGAGATAACCACTCTCTACAGACAAATCTATTTTCGTTTTGGCGATAAAAACGGAACCTGGCAAAAAGTATCTTGCCCCCGGAACTCCCCATCCATTGACATTAAGCCTGAACCATGCAAGTTGACCAGGAGAATACAGATTATCATCAAGCACATACCCAAGCTGATTAAGGTTTCCAAAATCAGGTATATTTAGATCGAAATCACCAACTGTGTCCGTGCTGACGGCAGCAGAGGAAGCTAGCAATGGTGATTTATAATCGCTATTTACTGTAATAGCACCTGCTGCATTTCTAACTTCGAATCCACTCATAGGAAATTATATAAATCTACTGTTATGGTATCTGCGTAGCTCGTCCCTGGAACGAAGTAGAGAGTGAACCCCCCATCATAGCAGGACGTGCTCCATATTCTAACAACGCCATTAAGCTTCACTATTGCAGCAAATGAACCGCTGGCAGTTAATCCAGCATAGGGGACGTTCATTTCTGATATCCCTGCAGGTGCATTTACTACGGTGCGCCCTATGTAGCGCACCATGTAGTCTCCAAGATCAACAATTAACCTCCCACTACCATCCCAGCACTGTAACCCAGACATTAGAAAAGCCCCATTCTGATTCGCAGGATGTTATTCGAGTCCCATATCTGAACAAGAGTGCTTGTTATCAGCATTTTCCCTCCCCCTGCAACTCCGTTAATTTCGAAGTTCCCATTCTTGTCCAGTCTCCATCCAGTGTAGCCAGCAACATAGTTATTAGACTGAATTAAATTACCAATTTTGGCATTATCTATGCTCCCATCCTGGATAAAGGTGGAACGCATAAACACCTGACCATTCACCACAAAGAAAGCCGCCTGATAATTGCCCGGATCACTGCCGGAATAAATACCAAACTGGTCAGCGGAAAAAACGGTTGTGGACTTATAACTTCCTGCTCCGTCAGGCTCTATACCCATTGCAAAACCAGTATTATACAATTGGTCACCACGTTTAATGCCGAGGTTGAGCGTATAGAATGCCTTGGCTGTGCCATTATCTGTTACAGTTGCGGTTAGCTTTTGGTTAAGCGCTGCCGTAGTTTGTGCATATTGAGCCTGCACTTGAGTAGTTAATTCAGCAAAAGACTTATTAACATCAGCGACAGTGGTTTTAACGATAAGAATATCCGCTCGGACTTCCCCATACTGTGCCCATTGATGGTTAACGGTGGAGTTATTGGCGAGAGCATTTTCTAAAATCCCCTCAATATTGGTATCAATACCATCCTGAAGGTTTTCAAATGCTCCGGAATTGCGAATTGCATCATCGATATAATCCAGCATTCCTGGTATATCAGCAGAGGCCTCTCCTGATGCTTCAACAAAGGGAGAAACACCAAATGCGTTTTTGGTTCTTACGTACATATAGTACGTTGTGTCTGCTTTGAGATTATGAAGAGTCCACTGACTGGAGCGACCAAGAAATTGGGTCTGCTCCTCAATGAGCGACGGGTCAGTGATGCGATTCTCGCCTGAATACCAAAACTCAAATGTCGTATCAGTTGTTGCTGTTACGCTCATCACCGGCACAATATCAGCCGAAAAAATGCCAGGCGTCCATATAACAGATGTTGGTGCCAGCGGAGCGCCTATCACCAGGCTAACCTGAGTTTCAGCGCCTTTCATTCCGTTCTCATTCCGGCCTCTGACGCCAAGCGTGTAGCTTCCGGCATTCAATCCGTAGAAGTCATAGCTAAACTTCTCGGTCTGATATTGCGCAACCACTTTTCCCGAATCGTTATAGACATAGAGTTCGAATACCAGTTTTTTGGTAGTCGTGGCCGTCTCCCAGGTAGCCGTAACCTGTACAGTTTCGCTGTTTACGTTAATAACGCGCAGGTTTTCAATATTTGGAACGCGATAGCCGTTCAGCGTGTCGTTCGGCACCTCAAATACTGCTCCGGCATCTACCACAGCTTGTTTGTTCGGATCGTGCTGCGAGGCGGTTATGCTATAAACGGAGTTGTTTTCTGTCTCGGCAATACTCAGGATACGGAAAAGACGAGTAGAAACCTCCGTAGTGGAGATAGCAAATACAGTCCCGTCCCTTACCCATGCTGGCGTGGTTTTCAGTGTAACGACAGAACCAGACACCGTTGTGATTTCATACTTCGAGAACTTCCCGTTGCTTCCCATAATGGACATAACATCGCCGGGAGATACCAGGCTGGAGAGATTCGCATCTACGTTGATTTTATTGCCTGAGTGCGAAAGGATTCGACCGCCAAGCCTTGCGCCAGCGTAATCATTATCCATGACCTCAATGATGTCGCCGGGTGTAAATGCGATGGCATCTCGCGCCATCTGGAACGTCAGTCTGTTGCTCTCACGTTTCGCAGTCTCAAGAATCCACTTACCCGCTCGCCATGCCTGGCCGCGTGACGTACACCCGAAGGCCTCGATAGTGGTTTCGTTGTAATTGCCTCGGGCGATCATCTCATCATCAGAAACGTACTCCTTCACCTGTTCCCAGCCGTTATCCGGGTCGGTCCAGGACACCACGACAGCGTTGTACTTCTCTGATCGCTTAACCGAGCTGCGACTGAACTTCCCGTCAACCACGTTAGCATTGGTTACGGTGGCGATAGGGTCTTGCGGAGCATCCAGCATGACTGTCAGCCGCATGCCGTCCCAAAGTGCAATCCCTCTGAACATCCCGGCAATTTTGTCGAGAATATCGCGGGCGCTGGCCTGCTCAGTAATGTAGGCGTTCAGAGTCATTCGGGGCTCTTTCCCACCGTAGCCATCATCTACAAGCTGATCGCAATACTGAGAAAGGACATACAGCGCGCCGTCATCGACATCAATTGAGCCCGCCCTGCGTGCCAGTCCGAAGCGCGTATTCTTTGCCAGTTCACGGAAAAGCCATGCTGGGTTATTGGTCCATGCCTTCTTAAAGCCCCCGAGCCATAAACCGGTATAGGTTCTGGTGATTGGGTTGTAATTATCCGGCACATCAACAATTAGCCCGCGCAGATGATATGTGCGGCTTGGGGTGTCGGTGTACTGGTCACGGTCGATTACAGCGCCAGCGATCGCCGAGAATGGGTAGGACAGGTTATCGTCGGTTATCTCAGTAAAGCTGTTCCAGATAGTGCCGTTAGTCAGCAGGTCACTGGTACTGTCAGGCGTTACGCGGCGTACACGGATATCGAATGGTTTGATGTCAGGCGCATCGATGACATGAGCCTCAAGATATTCACCCGAAATCTTGCCGTTAATCGTGACCGTTTTCTGCTGCACCCATCCTGCCGATGCAGTGCGGGTTTCAAGAACAAGCGTTACTGACGTGTTTTTCTGGTTTCCCTTTGTGTCCTGCTGAACAAGGCCGGTAACGCCAACGTTGAAGCGCACACGCGTCACATCCTGGTCTGTGATAGTTCGCACCAGAGGCGTTGCATACTTAACCTCTGTATTGACGATAGTGGTCGCCTCTATGGCAGAAAACCCATTTATTGGTGCCTGTGTCTCTGAACCTGGACGCCAGGCAGCACTCACCCCGTTGATGCTTACATTACCGTTGGCATCTGTAATAGGCGTTTTGTTCAGCATGAAAGAGGAAAGGTGTGACTGGTCTACCGGACCGTAAATTGGCCCCTCACTGATGAGGTCCAGCACACGGTAAAACTGTTTTGATTTGAGGTTATCGTCGAGAAGTTTGGGGGTGCTGGCCTTGCCGCCGCCTGAAGACATAAAGCCACCTTAGCTAATTGATTCTGTCCAGTCCTGGTTGTTCGAAGTGTCGATACCGAGGGATATTACGTTTGAGCCAACCACCATCTCTCCAAGAAGGAGAGGCACCGGCCGGCCCTGACCGACGCGGTTTTCAGCGCTTGTAAAAGAGTTGTTGGTGATGGTGTTATTTTCTGCCGCTTCTGCCGCGTTCTTTGTTTTCATGTTGCGCGCCATGTAGATGGAGTAAGCAACAGAGGCTGCGGCTATAACAAGCGTAGCCACCAGGGCTACGGTGCCTGTGATAGCGCCTTCCACTACAGGAACGAAAATCACGGTTGAGCCATCAGGAAGCTTCCTGTCCATGTGCAGGCGGATGGATTCTTCTGTCACATCTTCGCCAGCCATACGGATGCGTATGCGGGTTTTCAGGAAATCCTTTTTGAATTCGTGGCTCTGTGCCAACAGAAGACGCAACCCCTGAGCAGGAGTCTCAACATTCATCTCGACCTGGCGGAAATGTCTTCGTAAATGCCCTGCAAATTTAAAGATGAGCACCTTTCGTGTCTCCAGATGGAATGTGTTTGCTTAATGAACGCGGGCCTGTAAGGCTCCCTGCGGCTGAGGTGACCAGCGCAGTCATGATGGAGAACCATATTTTCGTGCAGGAGGATCATGGCGTGGCATGGGTCAGCACCTGGGAAAGGCTGGCGAATAATTACGTCGCCGGGCTCAGCTTCCGACAGCTCCACCCGATGGAAATCATTGGCCTCCATATTTTTTAGATATAGGTTCTCTTCCCGAAGCCACCACCCCTGCGTCCTCTCAAAATCAGGCAGGTCTATACCGCAGAGATGGTACGCATCACGAAAAAGGGTGTAGCAATCCATCACCCCATGCTCGAACCGGCGGCCAAGCAAATGCGGTACTGCCCTGAACTTGAGCAACCGGCCATTAGATGCCAGCCACCATGGCAGGTCAGTCAGCACCTGCGCATGACGATCTGCACCAGAGAGGATGGAGATGCTTTCAGGGTGTGAATGGAATACCGCCGTGATGTCACCTAACTCTTCTGCTGCAAGCCAGTCATCGTCGCTTATACGGAAGTGTCGAGCTGGCTCAGGGTGTGAGTTACTGCATGGGAAGAACACTGAGTCATCAATGATTAGCCCGCACACCTCTTCACCTGATGTCGCGGCATAATCGAGGCACTGCTGAATCAGCTCACCTTCTGTGAGCCTGGGAAGCTGCTTATCGGCATTGGCTCCGGGCGCGGGAATCGAAACCTGCATCCTGTCCTCCTGTGTGAGCATTTATCTTTGGCAGGGTCAGATGTCGGGTTATCCCTTTCGTCTGCAACTGGCGGCCCGTCGTATCCACATCCGGTCCCGCGATACTGCCACTGGCATACATCAGCAAGAATGGTTCTGGCTGGGATGATGGCGTTATCGCAGTCAATTGGCGTTGCCAGGGTATAGGTGACCTGCTCGGCAGTTTCCTCTGTCATCTCTTCCACGACGTAACGGGAAACCGCCTCCATCGATGGATCTGCATCGGGGTTACCATTGGGAAAATTGACGGCATCGAGATGCTTAACCGGCACCTGGCGGCGAGTAATCACCACCCCGAGCATGTCATCGAAGCCATGGTTAATGCCGGTTATCAGGCCGGTGATATTTGCAACCGTCATGGTTGGGCGCGCATACGCCCCTTCGTTATTGCTCTGAAACCCTTCAACGGCTATCGGGTATGCAGGATAGATGGCCCCCTTCCATACGACGTCCCCGTAATATCCATTGGTGCCGGAGTGAAAGCGGATTACATCGCCACCATAGGGCTGAAGGTTTGCCTCGAAGAGGTCAATGAATGCGCCAACGCCCGCGTCAACGCTTTCGATAATCAGTGCCGCTGGTATATTGCGCACGGAAAACTCCCATTAAAAAAGCCACCCGAAGGTGGCTTATCTTGGTACTTGTTCGAAAGTGGCTGTCAGTTCGTAATATCCGCCCGTTTTGACCGTGCTCCATGATCGACAGACGAATAACTTCTGTATCCCGGTATCTGACGGCGTCCAGTAGAAAGACTCGACGGCCATTCTTGCTTTAAGGAACGCGTCGATAGCTTTTACCGGATTAGCCCGACAGTTGTCGTCTGCACCCCTGAAGACAAGCGAGTACTTATCCATGAGCGGGTTTATACCTTTAACCTGGCGCTGCTCATAACCGTCTCCAAGCTTGACCACCGCTACATTAGGTGTGCGCTCAACGGTGAACGCCTTTTGTGGTGACCAGGTGAATGTCTGCGGCATTATTTCCCCCGGTTTAGCAGACCATTAGGCCGCTGCTGGTCACGAATGGTATTGAGGCTAACTTGTTTCATCATCTGTGCCATCTTCGACATAGTGGCATCATCTATGCCGCCAGTAGTGTTTATTTCGAAGTTGATGTTCTGAACGATGCTGCTCCCGCCGCCCCCGCCCTTCTGCATATCCCGGTTGCTAATCACCCGACCATTGTCACCCGGTATCATGTACTGGCTTCCGTTATTAGCCTGGTAAATCTCGGGCTTACCGCCCTCGCCTACCCGGTACATGGAATTTGCCGATACAGGCCCACCATGCTCACGCGCGCCAGCAACAGCCATTCCTTTTGCCGCAAGTAGAGAGCCAGCATATGCCGTCTGACCGACAGCAGCCGCTGAGCCATATGTGGCAATAGATGCGCTAATGGCCGCCGGAGCCCATGCTGATGCAGCTGCCGTTGCTTGTGCCATCGTTGAAGCAAGTGATGCCGCCGCCGCCGCCTGGCCCATGATTTGGCTTTTTACCCATTGAATGCCCATCTCAACCAGTCCGCCAACCACACTTCCGAGGATGGTCGTGCCGATATTGGCGAAGGCTTCCTGAAGGTTTTGGGTGCCGTTAACAAGCCCGGTTATCGCATTGGTTGCTCCGCCCTGAAGCGAGTCGATAGCAGAAGCGGCGAGCTGGTTGATTTCGCTTTGCTGCTGCCATTCCTGCCACATTGCTGCCATTCTTTGTTGGCGATACTGCTCTTCTATAGCGGCGCGAGTTTGCTCAACCTCGGCAATTTTTTGAGGATAAAGTTGAGCATACGCATCTAATGAAGCCATCTGTTGCTGGAACTGATTGTCTGCTGACAAAACAGGTGAAGACTGATTGCGAACATTTTGATAAGCCTTTTCGGTATCTTGTCTTTGCTTCTCAGCCTTCTGCTGCTCCTTCAAAGCGCTTGCGGTGTCGTAGGCCTGCGCTGCGTATTCTCCAGCCAGTCTGATCTGTTCCTGGGTTGCGCTTTTACCAAGCGATTGTTGCGCCTGTAGAATGGCCTGCTCTCTGCTTAGCTCCTGAGTTGTCGCCCCAGCCAGCATTGCTTTCTGACGCAAGTTTTCAAGCTTCTGGGCTACTGATTCGGTTGCAGTTGATTGTTTTTTCGCAGCCCGCTCGGCATCTTCCCTTGCTTTTTTTTCCTGCTCAAGTTGTGCATTTATTCTTGATGATGCGATGAGTTGGTCTTTTTGTTCTTTTGTTAGGTCCTGCTGAGAAATTCCGTACTCTACGGCGGCCTGTTTACCCTTAGTTAAAGCAATTCTCTGCGCCTCAAGCTGCTTGCTGATATTGTCGAAATTTGCTTGTTGAGCCTCTGTGCGTAAGGATGAAAGCTGGTTTTCAAGGTCTTTAACCGCTTGTTCTGCATTGGCTGCAGAAGCCCCTGACAATGTTAATTCTTCCCTAAATCCAGAAAGAGCCAATTTACCCTCTGAAGTAGTGGAGCTCATTTGCCCTATCGCTTGAGATAATCTTGTTACGTTATCGGGAGAGGGGTTTCGTGCCAGATCATTGAGCATTCTGATTAGCTCAAATGCTGACTGGCGAGAAATTGAAAACTTATCTGCTAGTAACTCTACGGTGTTAGATATTGTTAGTGTGGTCTGATTGAAAGCTGGCCCGGCCGCGCTTGCCTGACTCATAGCGTCGGTATAGTTATCCGTGGTAATGCTCAGTGCATCTAATGCATTTCCAGCCGCCTTAACACTGGCCGCGCCACCATTGATACTTCGAAGCCATGATGATTGCTGATCAACGATATTGCCTATCGCCGAGCGCGCCTTTTCTACTTCTGAGGCGTATTTTGCGATAGCAGCATCTCTGAGCTGAGTAGCGAGCGCAGCATTTGTTACGGCAAGTCGAGCATAATCATTAGACAAAGCGGCCACACCTTGGCTATTGATGACCACTATTTTATTTAGGTCAGTAGCCGCTTTCTCAAGCTTTTCCATCTCATTGCTGGTACTTCCAAGCGCTGTCATTAATACGCCAGTCAATACCGAACCAAGGGCTATGAATGCCCCAACTACTGCGCCAGCAGGACCAAAAGCTCCTGCTAATTGTGACCCCTGTTGACTGAATGCTACCAGAGCAGACTGACCTCCCTGCACTTGAACAATGAAGTCCTGAATTTGGTAGCCAGCCTGCTGGAATGTGCTTCTAAATTTGCCTGAGGAATTGGAAGCCTCGTTGACAGCCTTAGCTGTACTTGAGAGCTGTGTGTCTAATTTTTTGAAGGTGTTAATATTTTCATTAACCGAAGATTCCAGATCTGTAAGAGTCCGACTGGCTTGCCTCCCCCCTTGTAACAGCGGGGCTACTTCAGCGCTTATCTCATAAACGATACTGCCAGCATTTTGTTCGCCTGCCATGTTTATCTCCGGGCAACAAAAAACCCGCCGGAGCGGGTTTTTATTTATTAAAAAGATTCAATGTAGATGTTTTGCATATTCTGTTATTTCTTTCGCCGAATCACACTGGTCTTTAAGCTTCTGATTCATATGCTGGCGAAGTTCTTTATTGCTTTCGCAGGTAGCATTAAGCGATGCAATGCTGTTTACTGCGTAGATAAGCGCTTTAACTGTCTCCTGGCACTGGTCTTTCTTTGAGTTATCAGCGCAGATAACTTCTGGCGAACGCTTTATTTGAATCAGCGCGTCAGACTCCGCAACTGCGTTACAGGCAAATAGCATAAGCATTGCTGCCGCAAAATTAGATTTCATAAACCCTCCGTTACATTTCCTGACATGCTATCAAAAAGCGATCACATATCAACCAATGAGAGGGAAACTTGCGGGGGATTGCGCATTCGACCTGGAATTCGCCAGACGCTTGGCCTTCCTGGCAAGATAATCATCTGCTACTTGATCGTACTCTTCTCGAGTAAAGCCTTTCTGCTCAGGATATTTCGTTGCCAGGAGCATCTGAAATTTGGTCATCGTCAGATTCCCTGCTTCCTGCTCATCCATGCCGAAATGCGCCTGCGCGGCCACGATGTAATCAACAGCGCGGAACTCTGTGCTGGTCTCCCCGTTTTCATGCCGCTGGAGTCTGCGCACTTTCGCCTTCCCGATAACACCATGGGTTATCAGTGACTGCGCAATCAGAAGCATGTCAGATTCAGGCAGCGCGCCTTTGCGAATCTTAAATGTTCGCCCGTTGCCTTTCGATGGATGGAATACGCCAGTCAACGGGCCAGCGTCTTTGTCACAACAGGCATTCAGAACAACCACTGAAGCGAGAAACGCCTTGCGGCCGTAACTGGTGCTTTTGATGTGGCTGATGAGCCATTGCGGAACGTATCCGTAAGCCTCAACGGCTCGATTCACCAGGCTGGTTACTTCATCGTTGTGCAGGTCGTAAAACACTTGAACAATTTCATCCGGATCACCAATGCGTGACATGTTCACAAATGAAGGCCGGAAGAAATAATCATTACCGTCAACGCTGATTAGGCACTCGCCAATCTCTTTAAGCGGGGTCATGTTGTCTCCATAATCATTATCAAGGGCGACCGTAACCGCCCTTTGGAATGGTTAAGAAGCGGTGACGGTCACTGCGCAGGTTGCCGTGAAGTTGCCATCGTTGGATTTGAAGGTAATCGTCGAAGTGCCGGCAGCAACACCAGTTACCAGGCCAGTGCTGCTCACCGTTGCTTTGGTGGCATCGGCCGTCGTCCACGTACCCGATTTGTCGGTTGCATCAGATGGCAGGACAGTACCTGTCAACTGTCGCGTCGCACCAACAGCCAGGGATGCCGTTGCAGGAGTTACCGTTACCCCTGTGACCGCGACTGTATCGTCGGTGTCGATTACCTGAATAGTGTCTGCCGCCGCCACTTTGAACTCGGTAGAGAATGTGATGATGTCGTTTGTTCCACCGTCAGAACTCAATGCGTTGATCAGCATGTAACCGATGAAGGTCACCGGCCCGAATTCCATACGCACCCACAAAGTTGGCTGGCGGGCTGCCTGAATCTCAGTATTGAAATATTTAATCAGGCGACCGACTCCGTATTGGTCGAGTTTGTCATTGCGGCGAACCTCACCTTCGAAAGAGATAGTGAAATCGGCATTAGTCACGATATTTTCGACATAGCCTTTGGTGTCATCAGCATCAGACGTCACGCTGTTGGGCGAGAAGTCGAAGCCTTTACTGGTGCCGGCCGCCAGGGCTTTCCATTCTGACTCCTGCGGGAGGGTATCGGCGCAGCCATCAGCTACTTCGAGCACAATGGCGCGGCCAAACAACTTTGTGTTGTCCGTAGGGCAATTTGCTGCCATGGGTAATTCCTCTTTGATGTTTCGGCTTACTCGCCGTATTTGATTGCAAACTGAAGCCGATAGATGAGGCGACCTTCAGCTGTTAGGACTGGAGCGGGGATACCGCCGAAATTTTCTATATAGCCAATACAGTTACTGGGCAGAGGGTCTGATTGCACATGCTGGATAATTTGCTGCACCGAAGTGTCTAAATATCCATTCCCTCCTTTTGCGCCGATAACATCGACTAACACGTAATATTCGGCCCCTAGTTCATTGCGTATGGAAGAGCCGCCGTTAGGACGGAATACCATAAAACGCTCTGACATGTCTCCGGTGTCATTCCACATAAGGAGCTGGGTTGTAAAGCCAGCGGTAAGCCCCGCATCTACAAAATAATCACGCAGCCGGGTATGCATCGGAGGGTTCATAGCGACAACTCCTGTTTCATAACCCGGTCGATTTGCTCGCGGGTATCCTCAAATCCTTTTGTAAGGAACTCCTTCCTTGCCGTGGCTCGGCGGAATTTTTGTGGGATGTTGGGATCGTGAACATAGACCGCATAGTTGGCTGAATACCCAACGCGACCAGTCAGGCGAGTGCCGTTCACATCCAGTTCCTGATATTGACTGTTGATCAGCGTGGAGGTGTCGCCGATAGGCGTATAAACGGATGCCTGCGATGAACCAATAATGAGCGCACTCTTTATCGCTCTTACGGTTTTCCTTCCCTGAACATCAGCAATGAGTTTTTCAAGGTTGGCTTTGGCCTGGCTTATACCTCTTATTTTCCCAGCCATGTTCAGACTCCAGTAATTATCGCGTAGTCATCCGTGAGGCGGTCAAACGCGTCTTCATACCTTATGGACTGGAGTATTTCATCAGCCCCAGCCTGAACAGGGTCTGCTTCGGTAGACACGCCAATCAAGATGTAATCCCCCATATCCGCATCGGAGAATTCCGTCCAGAAGGTGTTTTTTATTACTCGCTCTGAACCAATATCGCCGAGCCGCTTGCTCAACCCACCTTCATAGCCGCAATCGATGACCACCGGAGCTGCGAAACCCAACGGATCACCATAGTCATTCTGGCCTTCCAGTCGCTTCCAGAACGTCGCTTTGCCGGTATATGACCAGTTTGCGATGCTGCTCATAGGATGAACACCTCGAACTTCTCAGTGATTTTGAAATCTGCAAGAGGCCGCATCGATCCTGACTGACTGGCAAGGCGCTTAGCATCGGCCTGTTTGAGAAAGTCAGCCTTGGCCTGCTCATAGCTATCCGCATGGCGGCCAATAAACTTAACGCCGGAGTCGTTTATCCAGATGAACAAAGACCAGTTGTCTTCGCATTTAAACGCATGCACTTCATATCGTTCAGCCATCTTTCCACCTCAGCACCTTCGCGCCAGTAGCCCGGATGCTCGCGCAGTTGATATGCCACTCGCCATCCGATTTAACGTATCCGGTTGTCTGCCGACCTGTGTCGGTAAGTACCCATACGCGCTCGAATGACCGCGGGAGACGATTTTTAACGGATATCCACGTCATTAGCGTTTACCGTTACACATGCATCCACCTTTCCCTATCCAGATGCCTGCAAAAGCCTTATTGCCGGGGTCTGGGGGAATCAGGGAGGTTGCACAGCCATACTTATCAAGCCCCCGCAGCAAGGACAGAGAGCCTGACCACCGATCCGCAAACGACTGATATCGAAACGACCTTGAGGCACCTGACGGGGCTGTCTGAGAGCTGATATAGCGATCGCCCTGCCCCAGCCCCATCAGTCCTAACAAATACATCTGAATTAGCAGCGCTGTCGCAGCTGGGTAATGAGCATCAAGGCATTCCTGAATGCTGTTCACCTGCTCAATCAGCGCATCAAGAATAAAGTCGGGCAGCGTGATGCCGACCGACGATAGGTATTCCTTCGCCTGTGCTGTGGTTATCATGCTGACCTCAGATATAGCCCTCCGCAGAGGGCATAAAAAAACCGCCATCGCGGCGGCTGTTATTCAGCAGGGAAAAGCTTATCCAGCTCGCCCTCTGGCAGAAGGTCTGCGAGCTTGTCGACGCCCATATTGCCTTTGTACTCAATGCCCAGATCATCAAGGCGCTTGGTGATAGCCTGCTTGCGGGCCTGCTTATCGGTGGATGCATCAGGGGTTGCCGGAGTCAGCTCTGCTGATGCCTTGCCGGAAAGCTTACGGACATGAGCTTTCAACGAAGGATGCAGATTTTCCAGTTCAACCACATCGCCTAAAGAGACACCATGCCAAGGACGGGTTACTTCGTATTTATCAGCCATGATTTATCCCTTATGCCAGATTAGCGCCGTAAACCACACCAGACAGGCCTTCGCCGTCCTTCTTAATCTGCAAGCCTTCTGCAGACATGATCTGGAAGTTGTAATTGCTCTGCGGCATCAGGCGCGGCAGCGGAACTACGCCTACAGCCATGCCTACCAGCGGTGAAATTACGTCCTGGCGACGCTGATATCCGAAGAACTCATTGCCGCTAAGCGCGAAGGTCGGGCGGATTTCCTTGGCAGGAATGAAGCGAGAGATCGCATCAGCCACAGTCCCGCTTACCAGAGCGTTGCTGCCGGAGTTTACGTTGATGAGGTATGGTTTGGACATGTTTGCCCAAATTTCAGCACTCACCCACAGAACATCATAGGCAGCAACTTTGTTACGGCGAGCAGTCAGGCCAAAAGCACCAGTCGGGCCGAAGAATGCCAGCATGTCAGCCGGGGAGGCCGTAGTCAGGTCTATATTCGCGCCGCCGGCGCCGCTGCCGAGGTTAATCTTCGCAGTGTTTCGGTGGTTACGGATGCCCTGACCTTTGTAGCCATCGACAGAAATGCTGTCATCGCCATTCAGGTAGTACGCGACGCGCTTTTTGTGGAACTTGCGCATCTTGGCAGCCTGCGAGTCCAGCGCCAGGTCAATACCAACAGTGCTCAGGCCTGCAGCGTGACGCCAGTTAACGCCATAACCTGCGGTGAACACCGGAATAGGGTCGCCATCGCCGCCGTATTCGGTGTGGTCGAAGGAATATGGTGCCTGACCATCGATGCTGATTGATACGTCATCAGCAATATCACCGGAAACGGTGTAGAGCTTCGCGGTTTTGCCGATAGGCAGTACGGTCTGGACAGCCAGAAGGTCGTTGATAATTTCCATGCCGTCTTCCTGATCGCGCATTTGGATGATCTGGCGATCAATCTCAGCCCAGAATTCGCGGGTAAAACCGCCAACAGCGTTAGCCGCCAGCATTTCTGCGGTCATGCTTGGTCGGTAGGCATTAACCATCATGTCATGCTGTTGATTGAAGATGTTGCGGTTAGCCCACAGCTCGTTCCAGTGTCCGCGCAGTCGGCTGTTAGCAGCTAGTGTTTCAGCGGTAAAATACATTCTTATTCTCCTGATTAAGCGCCAGCTGCTGCGGCAACGGTGCCTACGCGAGCGCGTACGCGGATTAAATCGGTAGTACTGGCGGCGATGGTGGCGTCATCCTTGCTGTAGCCAATCACTGAGTCAGTGTCGGCGCTCGCTTTGGTGAACTGACCATTAGTGCCAAGCTTGATCGGGTCATCTTTTGCGTAGGTGCCAGCAGCACACCGTAGCGCCAGTTCGCGACCCTCCTCTAGATAGTTGCCGACGGCAGAATCACCGGCAGGGATTGGCTCATTAACGGTCAGGCCCTGGTGATAACCGGTTTCAACGATGTAGAGACGACCAGTCAGAGCAGTTGCTTGTGCAAACTCGTTGTCGCCATTAATGACTACTGCAGTTCCCGGCAGGGTATCAGCAGCGACCACTCGGGTTTCGGTCTTGTACAGCGACTGACCGTCAATATTGATTCGACGATAACGTGCCATTACGCAGCACCTCCAAAGTAGGTTTTGTAATCAGGCGCGCCGGTTTCTGCCTGTTTCTGTGCAGAATTGGCACCCAGCGGAGCCGCTTCGCCCAGAGATTTGAACATTGCGTCGAGGGCTTCGCCCGACAGGGCATTGGCAACGACTTCGCCATGCTTGGCAGCTACAGCGGCGCGCTTGGTCTGTTCTTCAGCGCGAGAGTTCGCGGTCAGGGTTTCTGTCAGCTTTTCCTGGTTGGCCTGCAGCGCTTCAACCTTCTCGGAAAGCGGCTTAATTGCCTTCTCCGTATTGGTAGCCACAGCCTCACCAATCATGCTGCCGATTTGTTCCAGTTCTTCTTTGGTTAAAGGCATGTCGCCCTCCGTTTTGTGGTTTGTTGCAGGAGCGTCCTGCGGTGTGAAAAGAGATTTAAATTTGTTGGCTACAATTGCGACCCACGACTCCTGGCGCGCCACTTTGGTGCCGGTGTCGTCGAAGGTGATCTGCCCACCATCACTGGTATACCCGTACACCTGTGCATCACCGCCGTTACGGATGACAATTGCCTGTGAATCGGTAAAGTCAGCAATCCATGCGTAATCGTCAGGCCCGGTCGCAAATTTGTCGCGGGCAGCTTTCTCAAGGCGGCGTTCACGTTCGCGGTAGGACTCGCCTACCAGTGCGCCAGAGTTGGTTTTGATGGACTTAGCCTGGTCAGCGTTAACCATCAGACCAACGCCCTGCTCTGGCTGTGCCGCACCGACTTCATGAAGGAGGATGGCGTCATGGTCCATTGCGTTGATTTTGGCGACCCATTCAATGCCCTGAGCCTTCTGTTGCTCGCTGGCCTCAAGCTGGTCGAGAAATACTGCAACACTGGTATGAATTGGCGGTACATCATCACCGCGTTCAATCGCTGCAACGCGCTCCAGAAGTTCACGCCCACCCTCACTCTGATTGGCAACCTGAACATCAACCCATTTCTCCGCATAAATCCGATTGCCGGATTTCTTCACGTTGCGGTTCCATGCGCCGATGTGGCCTACGTTGATTCCCTCAGGAGAGAAAGCTGATACAAACTGGCCGTTGACCGTTGGATGACCCAATGGTGCCAGAGTGCCCTCAAGCCCCTGATAGTGCGCGTCGATTTCTGATGCGGGGTAAAGACCTCCGTTCATTACTACGTTTGCCGGCAGCGTATAACTGGGGAGAACAAGATGTTCGCGCCCGTTATACGTTTCACGGCGAATAGACTGGCTGTTCACCTTTGTGGTGACGTTAACCTGCATTGTCATGGGTGATTACTCTTGTCTATGCCGCGAGTTTGCAGCAGTGATGTGATTTATTCGCAGCCATGCGCTTGCCCCATGTCTGGGCAAACTCTTTTTTGGCAATATCGATAACACTGGAGTTAAGCGGCACGCCCTTTTCATCAACCAGAACGGTGACCTGCGTGCATTTGCAGTTAATCGCGTTGCCGTTGATGCTGTACCACTCCCTGACCTCATCCGAGGTATAGAGGTGTCCGTGCCTGAGAGCGTGTGTACGTCGCGTTGTGGGGCTTAAGGCGGACATATGAAGCAACATGACGTTAAGGCCTAAATCATCTTTTGCCTGGTCATGTTCGTCCCATCGCGCACGCCGGAGTGCGGTAGTGATTTCCGTGCGTGCAATGCGGTTGGCTCTGCTGCGCTCGATATCTGTCTGAGCGGTTATATTTCTGGCAACTTCGCGAGGGTTAAGCCCGCGCCCAATACCGTCCGTCAGTACGCGGGAAAGGTCAGCCTTTATCTGATTGCTAAGGCCTTTCATCTCTTCAAACTCGCGCGCCCTGACCAGTATCAGACGGGACTGATAGGCTTCACTTAGCAGGATGTTCTCAATGCTTTCCCTGTCGGCGGCGTATGCCGGGGATTGCTGCGACAGATTGCTAAACTCCTGCGCCGTTCCTCGCTGATAAGCCGTAGACACGTAGTTCTGCCAGAACCACAAATTCAACTCCCCACCCTGCAACAAAATTTCATCGACGAGCGATTCACCGTTTTGAAGCAGCATGGAAAGAAGTGTCTGGTCAAGGCGGAAGGTGTAGCGTTGGTTTACTGCTGGCTCTGAAGGTATGCGGTTTAGTAGCTCTATGTACCCCTTGCCGATTTTACGTAGCCGTTTGCTGAAATCGCGCATTGCGCCGCGCTCCAGCCTGTCTACACCAGTCGGGTCCTGCTTATTGGCTGGTAATATCGCTGGTTTCGCTGGCTTGTTCGCTTTCTTGGTCATCTTCATCCTCAGTCAGCGGTTCGCCAAGCGGCTCGTATCCTGCAGCAACGCGGATTTCGTTAGCGGTAAATACCTGCTCGCCGGTTGCCAGCGTCTTCTGGTTGATGTCGCTCATCTTGCTGGCGCTATCCAGCTTGTCTGAAGATGACTGTTCGTTAAGGTCATCCCAGACAATGCTGAACTTGGCTACCGGCTTCAGGATTTGCAGATCTATCAGCTTGTCCACCATATCCTCGATATCGAATGACAGGTCACCACGGCGCGACTGACAGCGAGCGTTGAAGTAAATCTGGTCTTCCGTGCTGGCGCGCTCGCCTGACTGGTTGCCAACGAGAATGCGAGAGGGAATATCAACCGATGCCGCAAAGGTCTTCAGGTTTACATCGTAAGTAGGTGAAGGGTCGGCAACCGAAGTTACCAGAGGCGTAACAGATGCCCCTTGAGTGGTCAGAAGCACATCATTGCCGCTGTTAACTTCAACGGCAGCCTCATTGAACTTATCCTGCAGCTCTGTGACGCTGACACCATAAAGCGACGCGAGGTTGCTGAAGTTAATCTCTTTATCGAAATTAACATTCAGTTGACGTGCAGCGTTCTTCAGGAAAGATTCCCCACTACCTCCCTCTACCTTTTCGAGGCTTACGGCTGCGTTGTAGCCAGGTTCCAGAAAGCCAATCTCATCATCGGACATATCGCCGATAATCAGGATTCGGTCGGGATGGATATCGCGCTGAACTCTACTCCCGTCAGGCTGTACTTCTGTGTACTGCCATTTCGTGACATTACCGTTGTCATCACGACTGGCGACCTTCAGTGCACTAGCCCAAGCTGGCGTAATCTTTTGCAGCGAACGGCCTTTGACTACCGGCTCATCCCAGCGCTTATTGTCTTTGACGTGCAGAAGGATGCCAGCCCAGCGGCCAACCAGTCGGCGCGTATCGGCTTTGGCGAATGAGCGCCAGAAGCGGTGGGTGAACACCTGCTCTTTGCTGGACTTCTCCCACGTCGATTCCTGGCTTGATTCATCATCCGGATCACCCTCAATGACTTCAGGGTTAGTTTTCCAGCAGTTAGATACCAGCTTATTTACCGCACCGTTAGCGATGCCGCCGCGACGATAAAGCTTATAGAGATCATGGAAGTTCAAATCTTCCTTGAAGCCATATTCGCACCACGCCGTGCTGCGTTTCGCATCCAGGCCCATTGACGGGTTAGCCATCAGCATGCGGGCGCGCGCAAGCCTGGCATCGTTCAACGCATGGTTGACGGCCAGTGTTAATTTGTCAGTCATGGTTTATCCGTATGGTGGGATTCAGGCAATAAAAAAGGCCGCAACAGCGACCTCTTATGGCTATTATCCGTTCAAGAAAAAATAAATTTACTTGTAAGAATAACATCGCAAAATATCACCAACTCTTCCGAAGATCGGAAGCCTTGTAGGTACTTCCCGTGAGCGCCCAAGATATTTTGCCAGTTTGAAACAATTACATCATTTGAATATAACAAATCTTCTGTAACAAGCCACGCATGGTTACATGCTGAAAGAAGGTCATTTAGTTTTTTTCTCTCACTAGAGTACTTGTTACGCAGATCCTCATTGTTTAACTGGTTTGGCATTTGCATTAACAAGTATTTGTAATCAGCAATGGCTAATTTAAATGCCATTTTAGCTTTCAATTCATCCTGCTTCTTCCACCTAAACATTGCCCATACGGCAATTAAAGCAGCGACTGCTGTAGCAATAGCTGAAGCAGCAGACCAGAATGTTGACCATTCCACAATTTATCACCTCCAAACATGTCATGAGGTGAGAAAGTTTACACTGTTATCACGATAATTAACCATTACCTATCTTGTGCGTAAGCGCTTAGGAATCATCATCCCCACTGGTTGCGAACCACTCAGCTCTGTCATCGCCCATACCAGTGCATCGAGGCGGTCGGGTGATTTTTTGGAGGTGGTTGGCACGTATTCCATCTGCTGGTTTTCCAGTTGATAGAGATTGCCCCGATGGGCTACACGGCCCTGCGCATACAGCGCTGATATTGGCTCTGCTCGCGCGAACTTACCCTTGCTCGCATGGACGCGGATAATCCGGTCTTTGAAACCGGCATTGCGGAGCGTGTCCTCTGCCATGTCACCGCCCTGGTTGGTTTCAATCACAATCGCATCAGCGTCATGCTGTTTGTAAGCATCCATTGCGCGCGTTGCCCAGCCGTTAGGGGAATATTTGCCGCTGTAGTCGCCGTCGGCTGAATACTGTCGCTTATCACCTGCGCCGTATGAGCTTGCAGCCACAATCCCCGTTTCATCGCTCTCTTCGCTGTTTGTTGCCTGCGGGTCGATAGCGATAACCGTTCTGGATAGCTGCTCGGTGATGTTCAGGGCGCGTGCTGCTGCAATCATCTGCTCTGTCCACAGCGCGCCTTCTGAGTTGAACCTGCGAGGGTTCTGCATGTACTGCGCTTCGGCTGTTCGGCGATGAGAAAACAGCGCTGTGCGGTGGCTCTCATTGTGTTTGAAAGGCCATAGCCAGCCATCAGGCAATCCGTGCTCAATCGGTATGGCGTGACTGTTGTCCGGGTACTGCTCCTGATAGGAGAGGCTTTTGTCGATGATTACCGGAAGATTCAGGTGGTGCCACATCTCACCACTACCACCTCGCAGCAGATAGCCGCTCAGGTCGTGATAGTGGATGCGCTGCATGATGACTATCATCGGCGTAGTTTCGATAGCCAGGCGCGATTTAATCGTCTCGTTGAAGCGGCTGTTTACGCCGTCACGAATAGTCTCTGAATAGGCGTCATCGGGTTTAACCGGGTCATCGATAATCAGCGCGCCCTGCCAGCCTGGCTCCATATGGCCGGCTCGGAAGCCAGTTACCTGACCTGCTGACGATGAGGCATACACACCGCCGCCATACTCCGTCCACCACATCGCCTTGCTGTCTGCATCGTCGCGCAGCTCCATAGGCCACATCGCCTGATAGGCTTGCGACTTAATCATGCTGCGGGCAGTGGATGAGTTCAGAAGCGCGAGGTTGTGCGAGTAGGACAGGTGCATAAAACGGGCGCGCTTATTCAGCGCCAGCCCACGCCCCATCATGTTGATGGTTGCCAGCTCTGTTTTCGTGTAGCCAGGCGGAACGTTGATGATCAGCCTGTTAATCTCGCCGTCTATCACTCTGTCCAGCGTTTGCTGAATCACCTTGTGGTGAGGTGCCACTATCATCTTGCCGCCAGTGCGCTGCTTGAAGAAGTAGCGGGCAAAGTATAGGCCGTCCTCTTCGCACTCTATCCGGCGGGCATAGTTCTTTTGCTCAGCAGTCGTCATCCTCCAACATCTCCCGCCGGGCAGCTTTGTATTCGTCTTTCGTTAGCATGGCAGACTCAATTGGCCCACCATCTTTACCGGTATGCTCTACTTTATGCTTATTGGTGTATGCATCGCCGCACTCTTTAGCAGCCTGCTCAATTAACTGAGCAGTAAGCGCGAAGTTGCGCATCTTCTCAGTATTTGCCGCCATTCTGTCCAGCGCGCGAAGTCGGTAAGCTTTGTTAGCGATCGGAATATCAGATATTTCAGTCTGGAATCGCAAGCGAGTGCTATTAAAGAGATCTACCCACTTCTGGCTGAGCTTCTCTGCCATCGCGTTACCAGGGCAGTATTGAGATATTTGCTGGCGCGATACCTCCACATTGAACTCAGCCTTTACAAGCTCAATTACTTTTGTGGGTGGCTCATAGCAAGCCAATGACTGGACGATGAAGGATTTAACCTCTGTCGATAATGCTGCCATCGGTTTCCTCCATGACAATGTTAATAAAGGTTTACGCCAGCTTCATGAGGCATGTACCACATGCTCTGGCAACATCCAGATGGGCCACCTCTGCTGGTTTATTTGCCGCATCTACTAATTCCTGGACATCAGCGCTTGCGCCATATCGACGGACAACGCCAACGAATTCCTCAACATCATGGCTGCGCATGCAAAGCTTCGGCTTACCTGAGTCGCGGTAAAACTTCGGTGAGCCAAACTCATCCACTTCTTGGGCGATGTGATAAAGCTCATGCTCTACCAGTGCGCAGAAGTCTAAATCTGAGCATTGCAGGCAATAGTCAGCAGCCAGCGTGATGATGAAGTCTGGCTTGTGCCCGAACCACTCATTCATCTGCTGTTCCATTCGGGCCTTTTGCCATCCCCCGGCACGCATCATTACCTCTTCAGCCTGGCCAAGCACTGTCCTGCCTTTTTTGGTAAATGCGGTGGCTGCCCAAAGGAACGCAATGTCAGCATCAGCCAGATGAAAATGATCGGGGTTGTGAATTGCGCCCTCACCATTAATGATGTTCTCTGTAACCCACTCGAACATCCCTTCCGCTGGCATTAGCTTTATGTAAGGAGCGAAGCCTTCTACAAAGTGGACGGGCGGGAGTGGACGGTTTAGATAGCTTTCATCTCTCGCCATAGTCATTCCTTACGATGTTTGTTCGCCTTTGTCCGGCTCGGGCACGTATTCCATCTCCTGCACGTTATCAGGTGCCAGGTATACCCATGAGCCGTCTTCGCGAGCGATGCCGATGAAGCCGTTGATAATCTCCGGCTGAGATCGCCTCATCAGCCCTACGTGCGTCTCGCCAGTTTTGGTTTTGACTGTGATGCGGTAGGTTTCCGCCATATGTACTCCATTAAAAAACCGCCCGGAGGCGGCTTATTGACTTATCAGTATGCAGTGTTCGGCTTTGCAGATGAATCCAGCGTGTCAGCATATTGAAAAAGTAGCTCTCTCACTGTGTCTATATTCTCGCTAAAGTTCTGCACGTGAGTGCTACCAATGTGGCTAATTTGCCAATAGATAACCGATGTATTGGGAAATATGGGTTTAACAATACGGCCTTTAACAGTTCCCAAGCCAGACACATCAAAAACATACTCTTCTAAAATATGATTTGGTACAGGCATAACAACCTCCTTTTCATAAATGGAGGTCATACATTAGCGCCAAGATTATTCTGAGTGAAGCGAATTAATCGCACAGTGTCGCAACGCTTCACAGCGTGGCTAACCGTTATCCCTTGTCGGAGAGATTCATCCTCAGGCGCACTCGCAAATGCGCCTTGTGATGAAAGCCGTTGTGAAAGAGGCTCTCAGCTCTTTTTGTTGCGTTTCGCATCTTCTGAGGCCAGAAGAACGTCAAGAAGTAGCTCTGCTTTCTCAACGCTAGAGACGCCGTAGGAAATGCGACCGCAGCTGAGGTCTTTAAAACCATCTTTAAGATATCGGCATATGGTTTCGAGTTGCTGCTTTTCATTTTTCGTCATTTGGGAAGCCCGGGTATGGTTATCTGAAGTTGACTGGCCAGTGAATTAATTTCAGACAGCAGAACCGGCTTCGCATATCGCCAACTTGCGAGACCGGAACCACAGTAACTTGCCATGTCTTTCTTCTGGTCAAACTCATGGCACTTCATGTTGAGCTGAGCGCTCAGGCTGTTGCGGCGTTGAAGTTCACCAGTAAAGAAATCATCCAGAACCGTATAGACTCCCACTTCGAATGCAGGGTCAATGTACGATGCGTACTTGTAGGCAATGAAACGGTTTGCAAAGGTTCCACCGCCATTACCACGGGTAGATTCTAAATGTATGCCGGGGCTACATTTGGCTAACTCATTGATAAATGCTTGCACGCCGTCAGCCTGGAGAAAGTTTGCCGGCCTGATGCTGTCTATTGCTCTCCCGCCAAGAAAGGCTGCGTCACCTTTGTTAGCGCGATCTCTTGCAACCTTCCAGATATCGGTAAGACATACCAGCCCGTCATCATTCACTCTTACTGGTTCATTGAATAACGTGATGCTTTTCATAGCGATTACCTTTTAGAAAGTTGAGCCTGTTCGCACAGAAAAGCCGCCCCGAGATGGTCGCCACCATATACGGCAGTTCTCAGGCTCAGCTTTCTGAAAGACTCGGGAATGTTATGCGCTGCGACGCGCGTTTTACTGCGGACATAAAAAAGCCCCGCATAAGCGAGGCTGATATTGCTTTGTTGCTGATTGTGAATCTTCTTGGGGGTTGTCATGGTCGCAGGCTTCGCGATTCCTCACGGCATTGCTTGCCCACTTACGGCTTACCCGTCAGCACCTAGAATCTCTTGGCCGAGTAGGCACAGCCCATGATCAAGCCCACCGATGACAGGCTTTGTAATAGGGGAAAAAGACACGCTTTCGGCAAGCTAGGCTATTTGTTACTCTATGCGCTAAGAGGAGATAGGTATGCGTACTTATGCAGCAATGGCTTTGATGCTTGTTTTTTTGATGGCTATATTTTCCGTTTTTGTGCCAGTGATAATATTTTTCAAAACAGCGCTTCTCGCGATCCTTGAGTGCTGGTTAAACCATTACAAATACTCTTTAGTACCCGAAGTTTTGAAAGATTATTTCACGCTGAATAAGATCCTGCGTCTCGTTGCTGCGGGCGCGTGGTGTGGATTTCTTATTTCCATACCTATTTGCTGGAAATTATGGCGCTCAACTCCTAAATACGACCCGCTCGATAAATACTTCAAATAGTTACCTCTGGCACTGCGTTTTAATGTATTCCTGCAGGGTTCTCAGGGAAGTTTGGTCGCTGATGATTCCGGATCGAATACCGAGAACGTTTCGTCCAGCAACGTCAGAGAGTTCGACGGTGGCATCATTGCCCATGCCGGAGGTGACGGAGGTTTTGGTTGTGGCTGACACAGGGCAGCTTCCTTTGACGCGCACCCGGCCACCATTATCGAGACGCTTACGCAAAGCATCATTTTCAGCATTCGCATCTGCAAGTTCCTGTGTGTATTTGGCATCGAGCGCGGCGACATCGCGCTGGCGAGTCTCCATGTCTTTGATAGTATCTTTAGCCAGACTTAATTCACGATTAACTTTGGTTAAAGATGCCTGTGTTTTTGTGAGCGCTGACCGGTAATGACTGGCGATGACTATGGCGATTGCCAGCAGCAGAGTCATTACCGCGAAGAGGATGAGCTTCCAGTTAAAGGTCATTGGCTTTATCCGCCATGCAAAGTTCGCGCTCTATCTCCCTGCGAGTTTGCAATCCTTTCCACTGCTTACCGCCTGCCCATGTCCATTTACGCAACTCGTCGCAGGCTCCTTTTCTGTCGCCATTGTTGAGCTTTTTAAGCAGCGTTGATGAGCGAAAGGCACTTACCCCTACGTTGTAGGTGAATGAGTAGAGCGCCGCACGCTGGTAAGTGGACAGCGGAACCTTGACTGATGCATCCACGGCTTTGATAACCGGTTGCATGTGCTTGTTCAGAAGTTCATCGCATTCCTGCTTTGTGTAGACCTTGCCCATCTTCACGTCGGGGCCTGTAATGCCAGAACATACAGTAGGAATGCCGACAGGGTCGAGATAAGGCTTGTACTTAACGCCTTCCTGGTCTTGTATCAGGACGCCAGCGATAAATGACGCCCCGCCCGCCGCAGCTGCAACCAGTGCAGTACGTAGTTTCGCTGGTATCTGCATGGTCTCACCTATGGCGAAAGTTCCTGGTCAATGTCTTTGACGATTTTGGCACCCTCGGAAATGTTCGTTACATCACCACGGGCATATGCAGCTTTGAGGATTTCAGTTCGCTTGCGATCTTCCTCTATCGCCGCTTTGTTCTTTCGGTCGTTTGAACGATATGTCAGCCAGGTGAATGTCGCCGTTATGACAAATCCCAGGGCAAACAGAACATCCTGAAGAGTCAACATGGCGAAGAATCCCGTTAGACCTGACCAGAAATACGACCAGAATCCGTTGTTGGTATTCATACGTAGCATTTCTCACACCTCCGTTTAGGGGGTGCTGTGGTGTAGTTAGGAAAGGCCAGCGAGGCATCGGATGCGAGGGTTCATCTGTGATTGATTGCCTGTGGCCTAATACGAAAGAAAGCCCGCCGAAGCGAGCCTTTAATAATTGGAGTGATGTGTTTGTGGTGGCCGGCGCTGATCTCCGGCTTGCTAAATTATCTTCGCTTTAGCGGGCCTTTTGCACATCAGCCTGCGCATTCACCACAACGGTAAGAACACTGCACACATTGCCTGGGGAACTATGTTGCTGCGTGGATTGGCTTATGAGGCCGTCACGCCAGTGCTCTTGCCTGTTGCGGGCTCCGTTTCGTGGAGCTAACGGCAGGTGATCAGTCTGCACCTATCGGGAACTTATTTTCAGCGTTAATGATCGCGCCCGTGAGTAAGTTCACTCGTGAGATAACTTATTCCCGGAAACGAAAAAGCCCCGAGCGATTAAACTCAGGGCTTTTTTTCTTTTGTTTGGCTGCTCAGTTCGCTTTTGCTCCGAGCATACACAAAATGTACTACTTCAATTTCGCGTTTGCAATGCTTTCGGAAAATATTTATCACTTAAGCCGCTAATTGAGGAAATTCATTCTCAATTTCACGCTTCATTGCGAAAAATATTTCCGAATCGAGCACATTCTCGCACCAGACAACACGACGCCGACATGACTGCACATCCATTCCGGTGATATGGCTCATCATCCTGGCGATATCTTGCGTGCAATTGCGGTTGCAATATCGCTTAATAGCTACATCGCGGACGGGGCTTTCACGGTGAAAGGTTTTAACCATTACGCGCTCAACAAAAGCAGCATCATCTGATTCTTTGGCGAGAGCGATGACGTTCCTGAATGAAGATTGCGGGATGACCAGTTCGCGAGCTTTCTGATAAAGAGCATCACCCCGCAAGCCTTCTTCCTCGTAAAGACGCATGACAACACTCTCTATCTGCTTAGCCTTATCATCGCTCCACTGGCTGCGAATCATCAGACGGCCAATAACGTTGATAGCCCTGGCGGGCGAATCGTCACCTGCATTAACCTTGCCCCAAACCTGAAGCATGTAATGCACCCAAGCTTTCTGACGGGAGTTGATGGTTTTCTTCGGATGTTTCCACACGCGGCGAAAGTGAGCATCGTCGATGAAGTTAACCATGCCAAATACTGGTGTGAGCTTCATGCTGCATTCTCCCGAGCCCAAAAAATCTCAAACCAGAACACCACTGGTTTATCGATTACCTGCACAAGACCGAAACGCTCGGCGGTGCGAAAGTTGACTGAGGTTTTAAGCGCTCGGCCAGCCTGAAAAGCGATCTGCCGGCGAAACTCTTCAATGTCAAAAACGGACTTGAACAGATTGCACGGTGCGCAGGCTGGGAACAGGTTTTCCAGCTTGTCATTGTGGGGAAGATAAAACTCTCCAGTCTTCTTAAGCCTCCATTTGCCATTACTGCGAGCCTCTTCATCAATCTCAAGTTTTCGGTGAACAGGTTCCACATGGTCAGCATGCCAGCCCTTCTCCGGCAATTCACAGCCGCAGTAAGCGCAGCGTCCATCAAATTTCATTCGCAGCTCATCGCGCTGCTTTTTTGTAAGTTTCATGCTGCGCTCCCCCCATCAGGCTTATTGATACCGAGTCGATTGATGACTTCCCGGCGCATCGCTTCCAGTCGCTTGCGCGTCTCGTCATTCGTCCTTAACGCATGGTCGAGGTCTTCAAGCATTTCCCTGTCTTTATGGCGCTGCTGAGCTAATGCGATGCTGGTTACTGTGGTCACGATGATGTCTCCTCATGCGAGCGGGCGCTGGTCATCAGCACGCCATTAATCACTGCGTGACGCTTAGCGTGAATATCACCGATGTACTTCCTGACGGTATCGCGATGACATGAAAGCTTACGGGCTACCTCGCTGAGGCATCCGTTACATTCCTGAAGTAAGCGAGGAACTGTCTGAACGATAATCATGCTGCTTCCTCCCGGCTATTGCGCAGGCCTTTTAGCTTTTGCTGATACTCCGCCTTAATCGCTTTGCACTCTTCGATAGTCCAGCGGTGGCGGCTGTGGTTCGACTCAATAGCGTCGACTGCTGCCAGCCCAATACGCCGGATAAGCTCTGCCCGGTACGGCACGAGATTGCCGCTCTTGTGCTGATTGCACACGACGCACTGCTTATGGATATTGCTTTCATCAAAGCGAAGCTGAGGTGCCGCAGCAGTTGTCCGGTAGTGACCGGCATCCCACTGAGCGGACGTGAAAGTTCCGCACGAGATGCATGGCAGGTCGCGGTCTCTTTCTCTGATGAATGCGTTTACGGCTTGCTGTGCTTGTTTAATCCAGTAACTGCGGGGCTTTAAGGCGAGCTTTCGAATCTTGAGTCTGTCTTTCTGCTGCTGTTCTTCTCTTCGTCGCTTCTTCTCTGCTGCTTTGAGTGCTTTGTCGCGCTCCCTGCTTCGTCGCTCCAGCGCTATCTTTGCGCCGCACTCTGGTCCACACCACCACTGGTTAGCGAATGCCGGGTGGAACCACTCTCTGCACTCTTCGTTTTTACAGCGTCGGCGAGGTGATTTAGCCATTATGGTTCGCTCCAGTAATTCTCGATTGCAGCGCCCATCCTTTGCATCCACTCAGCAAGCTTCAAAGCTGCTTCCCGCTCAGAACTACACCGAGGAAAATCCTTCATTTCCATTGAAGCCTCAAAGAACGGGTAACGGAGGTCTCCTTTAATGACTAATTCTTGGTTCAGAATTGAACCTCGCCTGCCATTGAACCTTGTGCTTTTTGAGCAATGCTGCGTGAAATATCGGGTCTCTGTTGTCTGTGCATCACGGTCTTTTTGGAATGATACCAATTCAGAAAAGTCACTCATCTTCATCCTCCGCCACAAAATGATTCGGGTCTCGATACACAAGCCATTCGTTGATGCACTCGTCGCATGCGTAGGTTTCATCCGGCTCCAGCTGCTTGCTGCACCCTGCGCAGAGAGCTCTGGCTATGCTCTGCTGCTCGTAGGTTTGGGTTTGGATGGGGTTAAGCATGCTTCCTCCGGGCGCGCAGACGTTCCCACATCACATCGTGAAGGTGAGAGGTATACGCGAAGGTTTTTATGTCGGACGGGGAGACTTCTGGCTTTCGTTTCTTTCGGTGGGTAACGCGGTAGATGCAGTTTTCGCAGACTATGTCGGTGATACTTCGTCGCTGTCGCCTCATGCCGCCACCCTCCTTCCTGTTCGTTTAGCCCACTCAATCGCTTCCTGAGCGTCTTCACTCCAGCTGACACCTCTTTCTGCGCCAAAGGCATATATCAGCTCCAGAAGCTCACTGAATTCGCCAACGCGCATCTTGCTGGTCGACTGCCCTAGAACGACAAAGCCGCCGTTAATACCCGGCGCCGAGCGCTGGCCTTTAAGCGCCGCGGTGAAGATGTGCTTCCAGTCTTCGCTATCCAGTTTCATGCCATGCCAGACGACCTGTTCAGACACGTCGCGTAGAGTCGCCCAAAGCCGACGATTTTGGTCGAGGCTTCTGGTCCTTTCCTGGATGGTCACGATGAGAGGCCTTTCGGGGTCGGGGTAAAGCTGCTGGATGGTGCGGATGGCGTTTTGTTGGACTAGTGGGGTGCGGATTTCAAACGTTTGTTTCCTCATTTTTCACTCCTGCATACGGTACTGGAAGCGGCATGTAAGCCACGACTGGGGGCATGTCAAAATGAAAATGACCTCCCACTACGTGGACTTTTTCATGGATTCTTGCCACCGAAAATTCCCCATCGGAAAGCTGAACCAGCCATTTCCCTACGGGCATATTTTGTGCGCCATTGATGGGAGTCCAGATTCTCATCACTCCCCCTTAACCTTGAGGCCGGCGCCACTGATAGCTTGCTTAACAAGCACCAACATCGCCCTTTGCGCCCTAACCGCTTCTGGTGAGCGCCACTTTTCGACTTCCGGGATTTCTACTTCCGCCACTGCGCGGGATGCCTGCCATGCTGCTGACGCAATCATCTTTATGACCTGAGCGCTCAACTCGGTGCTGTTATTAACCTCTTCGTATTCCTTGCTGAACCATTCCAAAAACTGCTCTCTGCTCTTATCCACGTCGGCTCTCCTGCTCATTGACCCACTCGTCACCGGCGGGCGTAATCTCAAAAAATGTGTCCATGATGTTTTTGCACAGCCCTTTCGCGGCCAGGGCATTCATCACTACCATTGGTGGCTTGTCGTACTGAACTGTGAGGCTGCGCTTTATAGCCAACTCCCTCAGCCACTTCGCTTGATGCTTAGTCGGCTTATCCACGGCGCTTCTCCTCTTTAGCCAATACGAATGAACTGCAAAGAAGAATAAGCGCGTCAGTGAACATCAGGCCGTCCTGCTTAACGATGGCCTCGAACATGAAGCACATACCGATGAAGACCAGCATTATGATGCTCATGCCCGCATCTCCTGCCGAACCGCGCGCAGCTGCTGATTGATGAACGCCGTCATGGGGTTTGAACATCCGAACTGACATAACTCATGCGCTGCGACATACAGGAATGAGCCCTGGTGCTCGCTGCATTTCTCTGAGTGGTATCGCTCAATACGTCCTGCATCGTGTTCATCGCGAAGAATGCGCTGGACTGCGCCCATGTATATACCGGTGCCCTCTGATACCTGGCGAGACGATACTGGCCCATGCTCGGTGACGTATTCTCGGATGCGCTGGCGATTCGTTTTACCTTCGCTCAGCACATACAGACGGCAGCGCGTCCCAATGCCGGTGCTTGCAGAGCGAGTCAACACACCCTCTTTTACAAGGCCACAAATGACCGTAGCTACGCGCTCGCCCTTGCCGCCAAATTCCTTGACTAGTTGCTTAACGGTGCCTTTCCGGTTTATTTCGAACCATTTCATTATTTGCAATTTGGTTATCATGATGATTCTCCGCTCAATACCTCGCGCGACTAATCGCTTCCAAAGCAATTAGCAGGCTGGAATTGAGATATTGTTTAGTGAGTGTTTCGATGCTCAGGAAGTAAGGGCTGCCGATGTATCTGGCGATGGTGCCTATGTCGTCGAGGGTTATTTGCATGGCGGCTCGGGGAGCGGTTGCCAGTGTGTCGCCGGAAGCTCTCTACCAGAAACGACTGATGTGAAGTATCGGCAACTGTCTCCCGAACGCTCCATTTCGCCAACATTCACACACCCATTATCTGCGGTTAGAACTATGTCACCAACTTCAGGCATCTGCTCGCTGCATGGAATCCAGCCATCAAATTGCTTGATGGTTGTTTGACTATCGGGCGAGCTATTGTCGTCTAAATCACGTGAAGCCTTGCCCGTCGCGGCCAAATTGCTTGACGGTTGCTTGACTGACTCCAGCGATTCGAACTGCTGCGCGGTGGTGTCGGCTTGAGCCTGCTCTGCTTCCATCATTTGCTCATACTCAGCAATCTGTGGGTCATACGGCAGAGAGTCGTCATCAGCACCAGGCGCGGGCGGTGCGGTGCAGTCACATTCAATGAGAATTGGCTCTCCCCAAGGCTGCACCCCGCCGCTATCTGCTAAACCAGTGTTGCCGCATTTTGGACAAACAAAAGGCTCCGCCCTCTCCCGCTCTTTGCGCAGCGCCAGAAGCTCATCCATCGCCACAACGCCAAGGCCAAACATCTCGTACTGCTCTTTGTCTTCTACCGGGTCATAGTCCTGCTGCCAGCATTCAAATGCGTTACGCAGGTCTTTGGCTTGCTCTGTGCTAATAGTGCTCATGGTTAATCCTTGTGATGTTCGGCCGACTTAGCGCCAGTCGTTAGATTGGGAGGACTGTTTCTCGTTGCGGGCGTACTGCATCGCAGCTTCCTGCTGGTCGATGTTGACGAAGTGACCGTTGCTCCAGCCCATGTAGAACGTCTTAGGCTGGCCTGAGCGATATTTCCCGATAATGATTTCCGCTAGCCCTTTCATGTCGCTGTTCTCGTGATACACCTCATCGCGATACGGGAAGATAATCACATCAGCATCCTGCTCAATTGCGCCGGAGTCTTTCAGGTCGGCAAGCGTCGGTCGCTTATCTGCTCTTCCTTCAACCCCTCGGTTTAGCTGCGACAGCAGAATTACCGGCACCTTGTTGCGGAGGCAAAACTGCTTCAGCTTGCGGGTGATTTCGGCGATGGCGATGTCGTTGCGCTCTGCTTTCGGTTTCTCAAGGAGTCCGAGATAGTCGATAGCGAGGAAGCTCAGGCCGCCGTCAGAGTTCAGTCGTTCAGCGTGGGCAATGCAGTCGTCTACGGTGAACGATCCGTCGATAACGTAGTTGTTTTCGTCCATAAGCGTGCCGGTTGCTGTCGTCAGGCGGGTGTACTGCTCCTGAATCATGTTCAGCGGGTTACGCAGAGCGCCTACTGACAGGCCAGCACGGTCTGCAACGTGTCGCTCGACAACCTGCATGTCGGACATCTCCAGCGAGACGAACAGCCCCTTACCCTTCTGCCTGCCGATTGAGTTCGCGATGTTGATAGCGAGCTCGGTCTTGCCCATGCCGGGACGTCCGGCGATTACTATCAAATCGGTGCGGTCGAAGCCGCCGTACTCCTCATCCAGCGCCTGAATTCCTGTCTTGAGGTACAGGCCGGATTCTTCACCCTGAAGACGACTATCAAGCACAGCCATGTAATCTTCCAGCAGGTCGGCTATGCGGCGCGGCAACTTGTCGTTGGTTTCGAACTGAAGCTTCGACAGGATGCTTCCCACCTCGCCAATCCGGTCGTTGATATCGTGCGTACCGGCTGATGCGAGAATTCCCGCCGCCCGGTTAAGCTCGGCAATTCCACGCCGCAGCATCCAGCACTGTCGCACACGCTTAGCCCACCCACGGATATTGGCGGCCGTAACGCACTTAGCCCCGACCTCAATCACCAGGTCTTTCGTACCATCAGGAACGGCAGCCTGAACAGTGAACATGTCCACTGGCTCTGCTTTGGTCAGGAGGGTGACGATTGACTGGTACATGGTGCGGAGGTGGAAATTTTCAAATGCTTCTGCGGGGAGTTTTCCGGCCACTTCACGGCAATCGATATGATCGCCTTTCACGAGCATCGAGCCGACCAGCTGATACTCAAAATCGTAACTGTCCATCAGCTATCAGCCCCTAAAATCTGGTCGATTTTTTCCTGACGAAGCGCGGTCTCAATTCCGTAGCGCTTGCCTTCCGGGTTTTGCCCCATCGCCCACGGCGTCGGCTGGTAACCGTGTTCAAGATAACCGTTCAGCAGTGAGTCGATATCCTTGGGCTCCCGCTTCAGCTCCTTGCACTGCTTCAGGTAGGAAACCCACAGGCGCTTGATGCCATTCTCCACCGTCGTAGTGACGCTGCGGATTTTCGGCAGCCCGAATCTTTCGGCTTTGCAGTTCCAGGTTTCTTTCAGTCGCTCACGGTCGAATGCCGGAAGCTTTGAGCGAGGATTGTTGCCGGTAGCTCTCGGGTTTGTTCCGAGCTGGCGAGGTGTTAATGGCTTTTCAGAAACAACATCTGACAAGCCCACTTCGTGGGTTTGGGTATCTTTTAAATTGTCTTTGGTAAGACTGTTTAGGGTGTCGGGTACTTTCGCCCAACTTGAAACCTTTTTTCGCCCAACTTGTTGGGTGGTTTCGCCCAACATTTTTGGCGGTGTTTTTGGTGTCTTATTTAGCGCCCACTGGTCAATCATCACGTTGACGCTAACCAGTTTGAAACCACCGACTTTCCGTAAGTTAATTATCTTCCGCTCGGCCAGAACATTCAGAGCAGCAGCCACATCCGAATCATCGAGACCAGTGACATCTGCCAGGTATGTGTTCGTTACCTTGTCCTCTGACTTGTTCCAGCCGAAGGTGCAATAAATAACAGCGTCAAAAACCTGATGTTCACGACCTGCGAGTTTCAGTCTGGGCTTTAGCTTTCCGATGCTGGTAGCGATTCGCATAAAACCATCGTCAAGACTCGCCACTTTACGCTCCACGGCCTCCTGAGACGGCCTGTAGTCCGATAAATTTCTAACGACGCCCATTCTTCACTCCTGCCTTAGCCAGTCGATAAACACCAATGAACCGCTCAGCGAACGATCTGTTATTGGCTGCCGCTACAACCAACCCGTCAGGTGATTCAGGGTGCCGAATCTCTTCTTTTTCCTGGTACTTCCTGCGTTTTCGCATTAAAATGTCTCCTGTTGATTGTGTTGGCGTAACACAGTTTGCTAAGCCTTAAGCGTTCCAGCGCTTGGGGCTTTATCTTTTGTGAGAAGCAGTGCTACCTGCTTTGCAAGACTCGATAATTCCTCGTCTTCCACTCCCCATTCCAGAATTGCCAACAGCATCGACATCTTCGGGATCATGCTGGATTTCCAACGGGTAATTTGCGACTCATCAACGCCCAGCTGCGATGCGATATTTCTCTGACCGCGAATAGCAATGCGGTTGAAAATGTTGCTGGTAATTGCGTTGGCTCTCTTGCGTGTGCTTGTAAGTTCCATTCGGTATTCTTCCTTTGTTGTTTAGATAGATACGTGCGCAGACCGTGGGCCTGCCACTTAAATGAGTTACCGCGTTGTCGGCGGTTCAGATTGGTAAAGAGCGGGTACTGCTTAGGCGGCTTTGTTACTGGATGGAGGGAAAACATCATCCAAAGAACATTGGCACCCTAACTTCCTGAGGCCTTCTACGATCATTCGGCAATCGTTAAGGCCAGGAGTACGGATATTCAGCTCATAGTTGGCGATGCGGGATTGCCCCCAACCAATTGCCGAAGCTAGTACAGCTTGCGAAACTCCGATTTTTTTTCGCTGCTGGGCAATTTTGTTCATTGCGGTCTCCCTGGCATTAATCACATACCCATTACACACAATTTGTGATTAACAGTCAACCTCAATTCGTGTAAAGAGTTCAATCACGTTGCGTGTTACATTTAAGGTATGAAAACGATGCATGAAATTATCGGGGAAAGGATCAAGTCCCTTAGAGAAGCTAAAGGACTTAGCCAGGCTCAATTGGCCAAGCTTTGCGGCTGGGCTGCGCCTTCACGCCTGGGGAACTACGAGTTAGGAACAAGAAAGGTTAGCGCGGATGACGCACTGGTTCTTGGGGCGGCACTCGGCGTATCTCCGGCAAAAATAATGTTTGGCGAGGATTCAGACGCCGTATTTCGCCAATATGAGTACCCGTTATTTTCTTCAGTGCAGGCCGGGCCATTTTCGGAGGTGGGAAGCTACACAGCCAGCGATGCAAAGACATGGGTCCCAACGACTACAAAAGCCAGCGAAAAAGCTTTCTGGCTTGAGGTGAAAGGCCATTCTATGACTGCGCCACAGGGCGTAAGGCCGAGCTTTCCTGAGGGTATGCTGATACTCATTGATCCGGCCGAGCCGGTAGAGTCTGGGGATTTCTGCGTGGCCTCTGCAAATGGTGATTCAGAGGCAACGTTCAAGAAGTATGAGAAGGATGCAGGGGTTAGTTACCTGGTGCCTTTAAACCCGGCATACAGAACCCTGGATTGCGACCATAGCTGCCGCATCATAGGAAAGGTAGTTAAGGCGCAGTGGCCTGAAGAGACGTTTGTATAAAGATTTTGCGGCATTTGACGAAGAAGTACACACAGCGCGTATCCGGCGTGAGATCGGAACGCTAAAATTTTTCCCAGGGTATGCTTTGGAAAAATAATGGAAAACTTAATCGAGCTATCAAGCCTAGAAGACATTGAAAGCCTTTTCTTGCGTATAGAAAGCGGCGAAGAGATTACGATTGAAAGGTTGCGATTCGAGCTATTTAATAGTGTCAACTTCAAGATTTATGGTGACCCTAAGCGCTATAATGGCACCCTTCCAGCCTCGTTAGCACAAGGGTTGTGTGAGTTTCAGACAGAAATCTATAAAGTTTTTACTTTAATTAAGTATAAAACTGATAATCTTCAAAGATTAACTGTCAAAGATAAAGAAGAAGCTGAAATAATCTTCTCTATTGATGAGGGTTGTACAGACATACTTGCAGCCTTCACCGATCTCATTAAAGCATTCGGAGATGCTTTCGAAAAGGTAACGCACGGCATGAGTCCGACACAAAAGACATTATGCTTCCTTTTTGCAGTCACTGTGATTGGTGGCGCATGGGTTGGTACCTCTTACCTTGAACATCAATCGGAAGTAGTAGCTAAGCAGGAAGAAACCAAGCAGCAAGAAGCTAAGCTAAAAACTGAAAATGAAAGGATGACTATTCTTAGAGATGGCATGTTGGAAGCTATACGAGCCAAAGCCGGCGTTGATGCGGTTGAAAGAGCTGAAGGGATTCAGGAGCATACAGCAAAAGCTTACACAGGCATTCTAAAAGGGGCGGCTGATGCCGATAAAATCATAATTTCTGGTGCTAATACCGTTGAGCTTTCGCACAAAGAAATTCATGAACTAATCAAAAACCCCATTGAAAAGGCTAAGACAGAGGAAAAGAACATTGAAGTTGTTATCGACAGCATTAAGAGGTCTTCAGACAAACTGACTATTAGCTGTAGAGAGCCAACGGGCGAAAGCAGCTTCCCTGTGTCTGTCGATACCTCATTTATAGATGATAAAGATGAGATCGCCCTTCTGTTTGACGCAATGAAAGAAAACAAAACAGTAAAAATCCTTGGCAGCTATAAGGTCAGATCAGGCGTTATCGAGCAAGGTAATGCTTCATCTATAAGCCAGCCATAACATCAAAACCCGGCCACCGCGCCGGGTTTTTTATTGCCTGCACATAACTATCTGGCCAGCACCTGCCAGCCATTCCAAGCTATTGATTAAATTACTATAATTCTTAATACAGATCCCATATACCGCCATCTCGCCACCACCTCCTTCGCTCGTTTTTCGAACTTTTCAGCACACCATCCTGCTGTTGCCACCGACTTAAGTAAGCAAAACCCTCGCGGGAAAAACTATTTACACAAAAGAATCATACACATAACGTGTCACATCTATATTTTACACAATTTGTGATTGACCGCCAAATCACAATATGTGACTATCATTTCCAACAGCAGGACGCTGGTAGCCAAACGGAACAGATTGGCATCGCTCTTTAACTTCGACGGTGCGCTGACAAAGCGCGAACAGATACCAAACGAGATGGGGTTTGGGGTGTGGTGAGCAAAAGCTCCAGTGAATAAGCACATCGAATCGCAATGCGATCGTGATGCCCAACCGATAGCTGATAGAAGCATCTGAGTGCTCGGTAATCACCACACCACCAAAGCCATTTCACCAGGCGAAATGCAGCCGCCAAACACAGCCAATGCTGCACATGCAACAGGAGGATTTATGTGAATGCATAACTTCAAAACCGAGATTAATTAAATCTATCGATCCGGCCGCGAGCATCGACCTATTGGGTGGCGAGATGCTCTTTCTGCCCCTCTTATGAGGGGCTAGAGATGACTCTGAAATGAAAGCATTTCAAAGCCATTTCAAACGAGGACAAAGCCATGACGGTTATCCAATACGGTTCTTCAGTATCAGCTGGTAACGCTAAAACTCGCCGTCATGAGCGGCGCAGAAAGCTCGCTATCGAGCGTGACGCTATCGGCAATATCATCGACTCCATTTTAGGTTGCGAGGCTCCTGACGCTTCTCAGGAAGAATCACGCAAGCATGCAAGTCGCGTTGACCGAGCCACTTCGCTCGTAGCTCTCCGCGATTACCAGGAGCCGGAAGTAACGCAGCAGAAACCTAACCGCAAATGGTACAGCGCGCCGCGCAATGAGATGGGCGTGACCTGTGTCGGCCGGCAGAAAATGAAACTTGGCAGCAAGCCACTTATCTGAGGTGAGATATGAAAGGGTTTAAGGGAACTCTGGGGCCGTGGGCTGCTTCTACTTCGGATAGAAGCATTGGCCCGATATGCAGGGATGATGACCAGTCATATGGAATGATATTGCCGGTTGCATGGGTGGAGTTTGATGGAGAGCCCGGCATTCACCACGCAAATGCACGACTGATAGCCGCAGCTCCTGACCTGCTCGAAGCGCTTCAACTATCAGTAGATGCGATGAAAGAAGGCAGATACGTCTCATACCCGGAGTGGCATGGGGTAATAAACAAGGCCCGCGCAGCAATAGCTAAAGCCATCGGCGAGGAGGAGTGAATGGAGTGGATTAAATGTAGCGAGCGGATGCCAGAGGCTATGGTCAGCGTGCTTGTAACAGGGACTTGGTTTCATCATGCAGTTTCATTCTGGGATGGTGGGTCTTGGTGCGACCTAGATTACGAACTTCCAGTTACCCACTGGATGCCACTCCCTACCCCACCCGCTGAATAGCAGCCGATAGCCGATCCGACAGGTCGGTTATCTGATGCAATCACCAATCAGCAGAAGGATAAAACATGACCAAAATCTACATCACAAAATATGCGCTTACCTCAGGAATATTTACAGCTGAAGCCAATGTGGATACTGAGAAAAGAATGGCGTCATTCCGTGGCTCAGAATCAGGCTTCGTGCAGTATTACCATGGCGATGATTTCCATTTCAATAAAGAGGGCGCATTGGCTCGCGCCGAAGAAATGCGCAATAAGAAACTCAAGTCATTAGATAAGCAGATGAAGAAAATATCTGCCATGAAGTTTGAAATCAAAGATTGAAATCGCAAGCCGTATTCACAGAGTGCGGCTGACGATGCAATCCGCATCATAACCAAGACAGGAGAGAAGATAACTGTCCTGGTTAAATGGAGAAATAACCCTTGTTGTCTGTTCGCCCTCTACGGAGGGCTTTTTTTCGCCTGGAGGAAGTATGGGTGATATGGGTGAATTCTGGCGGGACCTGAAGCCAGAGTTAAAAGAACGCAGAAAGAAAGCCCGAGACTCAGCGCATGAGCGAATAGCGGCATTCTTCAGGAGAAATGAAGTGGAGTTTGAGGGAGGGAATAACACGCTGATATTCAGGACGCCACAGGGAACAGTTGCTTACTACCCGCCAAGCCAGCGCATGCAGCACAAGAATAACTGGAAAGATTGCTCGCCTACTTACTGCATGAATTACGTGAAAAAACTCAGAGCCGTTTAGGCGGCTCGCATATCAACAGCGCTTCATTCGAGGCGTTATCGCTATGCCAATTAACCAAGGATAACACCATGCAACAGTTCGCTTTTGCAGGGTGGCCTGTTGTGGGCTGCTCTGAATCCCTTCTCGATCGCATCACACGCAAGTTACGCACTGGCTGGAAAAAGCTGGCAGACATCCTCTCTCAACACGGAGTGCCGCGTTATGACTATTTTGCCTGTTAACGGAACCATTCTGGTTCAGCAAGGTAATCGCGAATTCAACAAGCTCTATGAAGCCGCATTCCCGGATACGGTTGACGGACGCCATTCAGCATATGAATGGGCGTGGGAAATCGCGATGGGATGGAATGATATTCAGGACGACGACTGGAACAAAAAACATGCTGCATGAATTAGAAGACGACGATTTCATAGCTCTCATCTCTCCTGAAATTGAAGAAGAGGTGGAGCAGCAAATTAACCTGGCGGCTGAGCGCATGAATCAGCCTATTACGTGGCAAGAGTTCGCGGGGAATTACTCATGACAGAGAAGCTTGTTTATCAGGCAATCAGCGCTGTAGCCAAGGAAATGGCGGCAATGGGCATCAGCAAGGACAGGACGAACACTCAGCAAAACTTCAAGTTTCGCGGCATCGACCAGGTCTATAACGCGCTGGCTCCGGCGCTGGTTAATCACGGACTCCTTATCCTCCCCCGCATCACTGAGCGCACCGTAACCGAGCGCACGACCCCAAAAGGCACTGTCCTGTTCTATGTGGTGGTTAAAGCAGAGTTCGACTTTGTGAGCACAAAAGACGGCAGCGTTCACACGGTAGTCACCTACGGCGAAGCGATGGATAGCGGCGACAAGGCAACGAACAAGGCCATGTCGATTGCCTACAAATACGCAGCGTTTCAGGCGTTCTGCATCCCGACAGAAGAAACAGCGATTGATGCTGATGCGGAGGTTCACCACATCCAGCCTGCTGATGCTGACACCATTCTGGCTGAGTTCACGCAGTATGCAGGCACCGAGAACGACGCGAAGAAATTGCAGGAGCAGTACGCATCAACATGGACGCGCCTTAACGGCTTCCCTGAACACCAGGTGAAGTGCAAAGACGTAACCGGCATCCGAATCAAAGAACTGAAACAGGCGGCATAAATGGCGAGCAAAGGCGTAAACAAAGTAATTCTGGTCGGCAACCTCGGGCAAGACCCTGAGGTTCGCTACATGCCTAACGGCGGAGCAGTGACAAGTCTGCGTCTGGCAACGTCCGAATCCTGGCGTGACAAGCAGACCGGTGAGATGAAAGAAGTAACCGAGTGGCACAGCGTGGTGCTGTACGGCAAGCTGGCGGAAGTGGCGGGCGAATACCTGCGCAAAGGCTCGCAGATCTACATTGAAGGTCAGCTGCGCACCCGTAAGTGGCAGGACCAGAGCGGTCAGGATCGCTACTCTACCGAAGTGGTGGTTAACGTCGGCGGCACCATGCAGATGCTGGGCGGAAAGCAGCAGCCAGACCAGCCTCGACAGCAATCTCAGTCCACAAAACAAAGAAAACCAACTCAACAGTCATCAGCCCCTCCTATGGACTTCGAAGACGACGTGCCTTTTTAAAGCGGGAGGGGGAGATGGTTTATGTCATCACCACGGAAGAGGTGAATGAAGCAACTGGAAAGCCAGAGCTAATAACTTCTCACGGAATAGACAGGAATACCGGCAAGCAAGTCATTCTCCCTCCCGAACACCCACAAGATATCGGCGCGGAGTTCTGCACAGAGCTCCAATCCTGGGTAATCCTTCCAAAATAATGGAGCCATCAATGTCATCACCTCTTCCCGGGGCGGGATACGCACGCCCGCCAAAACGCTCCGGCACCAAAGAAGAGGTGCTGGCGCGCATCAAAGCACATCTGCAAGAGACCATAGGGAAGCAGTACGAAACCGAGAGCAAGGACGCTCGCATGACCCGTCATGCTGATGCGCTGGCCGACCGGCAGCTTTGGGACGACAACCTGGCAGCATCGTTTATGCCGGGATTCGTCACCACAGGCCCGCGCCGCCCTGAAGAAACAGATAACCGTATGCGCCGCTTCCTCGGTCGATACGGTCACGTTCGTAGCGATTAAGGAGTTAACCATGTCCAGAGACCAGGCAAATTATTTAACAGTCACGGTCGGCGGCAAATCTGACCGCAAGCATATCCCGATGCCTAGCCGCGAGGAGCTCATGAAGCGCAACAGCTTCGGCTCTGTGAATAACAACCGCTATCTCAACCGCTGGTTTGGAGCGAAGAAATGAACAACGACGAATTAATCGCAGCCGGACATGAGCTGGCGAAGTGCCTCGACAGCAATACGCCGCTGCTGGATATCGCGAAGATGATTGTGCGCCTGGCGGATAAGCTCGACGTTACCACTCTGGCGCTGCGCGAAAAGACGAAGCAGTGCGATGCCGAGCATAACGATGTGCTTGTCTGGGAAAAAACCATGTTCATGGTCTGCGGCGAAGATGGGGTGAAATCAGTGGCTGAGAAGTTTGCCTCACTGGAAGCCAGTCGTGCAGCGCTGGCTGCGGAGAATGCGGCGCTGAAGGATTTTGGCGACAAGCTTGATCGGATGCACAACGACCTTAATGGCGAAGGAACAGGAATTCAGGGGCTCGCAGAAGTGGCTTGCCAGCAAATTGCGTTGGAAGCTGCACTTGAGGAATTCAACGCCATAAAAACCCCCGCCACCGACGCATTCCTGCGAGAAGTTCGGTCGCAGGCCATTACCTCTGCGTTGGACTCGCTCGATGGAGTTTTCGACACAGACTGTGTGATGGAGACGAATGGCATCAGTTACGAAGAGGCCGAACAGCGAACTACAGGGGCGCTTGCAGTTAACAGTGCACTCATTGAATTCGCAGCCCAACTGCGTCAAGGCGGTGCTGCATGAGCACTATCCAGTATGTAGTGATTGATGAAGGGGTATTTCCTGAGGATGCATATTACCTTGATCCCCAGCATATCGATGAAACCACTCATGAGTGGTATTTCGAGAGCTTAGCGCAGGATGCGGCGCTTGATTTCTACGATAACCATGATGGCTGGGAATCTTCATGGCCTATGGAGATCGAGCTTTTTGTAGACGGCAAAAGCGTGGGCACGTTCTTAGTCGAGATGGAGTCGGTTCCGCGCTTCAACGCAAGGAAAAAATCGGAGGCCGCCCATGACTAACACCAACGAACTGATGGCAACACTGAAAGCGGCGGCTGAGAAAGCACGCTGGGGCGACTGGTCTGCATATAAGCCGCATAGTGGAGCGCGCGGATACGAGGTGCGCGTTGGTAGTGAGGCAGTTGCGCAGCATTGCCTGAAAGACGACGCAGCGTTTATTGCTGAAGCAAGCCCAAAGGCTGTTCTCTGCCTGATAGCAGCGCTGGAAGCCGCGCAGAAGCGTAACGCTGAACTGGAGGCGCGCACGCTGCGGGTACATATGCCAGCGCTTCGCAACGCAGAGATGATGAGCGATTTGGCATGGAATAGCGCCATAGACCATTGCTTCGACGCGCTCATCAAAGCCACCGACGATGCGGGCATCAATCTTGAGACAGGTGGTGAAGCGTGAGTGAAATAAGCAAAGAACGAGTTGAGGCGCTGGCCTCGAATATTCTCGAATGTCACGACGCAAAGCCAAGTGAAGTGAAAGCGCTGGCCGTTCTTGCACTGCCGGCGCTGCGGGAGCGGGCGGAGCCTGTGACTGTTTCTCTAAAGCTTGCAAAGTTATTCCGGAAAATAACTAATTCTGAAATCGATGCAGAGGGAAATGCGCATGTTATTTTGTCTCCTAATGAAACTCTTACGATTATCGAAGCACGAATAGCGCTAACCGCACCGCCCGAGCCGGTTGTGCCTGCTGAAACCTTTGAAGAATGGTCGCGTCGATGCGAAATCCAACTCACGTTGTGCCGCCCTGAATTCCGTGAAGTTGCCGAGATAACTTGGAACGCCTGCTGCGCCGCCATGATCGCAGCGCCGAGCAAAGAGGGGTAAAGTCGGATATAAAAGACTGACGAAGTCGTCAATTCCCTTTTTATTTCATATCTTTAACAACTTTCACCGGTTCACATTCTAGGTCAGTGTGGTACGCTCATATTTTAAACAGCAATGAGGTTAATATGAGCGATATGACATTCAATCCGTGCCCTTTCTGCAACTCAACCCCTGCATCAATCAAGGATACTGGCGCGGAAACGCCCATTTATTCTGCGAGCAAAGATTACTTTGACGTGGTTTGTAAAACGCAAGGATGTGAAATAGAAGGCCGAGCCATTTTCAACAAAGCATGGCAAATGGTCTCGCATGACAGGAATTTTACTAAAGAGGCGATAGCTAACAATTGGGTGTGATGTGAGAGGAAATTGACAGCCAGACCACCTCAATTTACTGTATATAAATACAGTTGTTGGGGTGCGTCATGAGCAAAGACTCGGACTATCTAATTATCTATCGCGGCGAGATGCATCACCGCATCACGCCAGGGCGGTGGGTGCTTATTCAGCGTGCCAAGGAATACGGTGGCGGGTGGTGGCTAGGGAAGGCTTACGATTATGTGTTTATGCTGGAGTTTGAGAAGCCGACGTCGATGGCGACCGCGACTGAGTACATCATGTCGCATGGAAGGATGAGCACATTCCCACCGTGGGATGACAATTTTGAGTTAACACCATGACCCGCCGAGTGCGGTTTTTTTAATGGAGTAAGTTATGGCAAATCATGTAACAAACCGTCTGACAATTACAGGTGACTCGCAGTCAATTGCAGAGCTATTTGCTGGTTGCTTCCGAAAAGAAAAATGCGAGATTCCTGATTTCTGGCGCGAACGTGCTTCTGATTCATCTATAGATTCGTTAGAGCGCCTGAATTGGGCAAAGCGCATCGCTGAGTGTGAAGCGTCTGAACCCTATTATGTTTTCGACTTCAACCTGATTATCCCCGCCCCCGCCTTCATTTTTAATGGCGATGAACTTACGGTTGGAAGCCGAGAAGAAAAGACCGGGCGCAACTGGCACAAGTTCAACACGGCGCGATGGGGCACAAATTGGAATGCCTACGATATGGAAATCGTGGAGCGCAGTGACGAAAAGCTGGTCATCAAGTTTGATACGGCATGGTCGCTTCCAGAGCCAATTATCAACGAATTGGTTAGCTGGTTCCCTGAACTGAAGTTTTTCCATGAATTTTACGATGAGGGCGGATGGTTCTTTGGGGACAGAACGTATTCATCGGGGTTGGTTATCGACAACTTTATCAGCGGCGAGCAGAGGGAAAATCATCAAGAAATGGAAAATCGCCTATGCAAAGAACTGAAAGGATATTCACTTGATGATTACGATGAAGAGGATTAATAAGCCAACGCAGAAGTACTGCATCGAACAGGCCGCCTCATGGCGGCTTTTTTACGCCTGGAGATAATCGAATGAATGAAGTGATTCAGCTTGTCCCCAACAAATGGGTATCCGAAGAAGTGCTAATGGCGATCACCGGCCTGACGAAAAACGCCATCAAGTCAGCGCGCGAGAAGTCATGGATGGAGGGTAAGGAGTACCGGCACTACTCCGGCGACTGCCAGCCAAAGGACAACTCCCCTATCCTCTACAACCGGCACGAAGTCGATGCGTGGGTTGAGCGTCAACGTCCAGCGATCCCCCGCCAGAAATCTGCTTAAATACCCTTCCCCATTAACTGACGAGGAATCGTTATGACGAAGTATCCAACAGGAGTGGAGAATCACGGCGGAACACTGCGGATATGGTTCATCTATAAGGGTGCCCGGGTAAGGGAAAACCTCGGCGTCCCTGATACACCGAAAAACAGGAAAGCCGCTGGCGAGTTAAGGACAGCGGTTTGCTATGCAATCAGGACTGGTAATTTTGATTACGCATCGCAGTTCCCTAACTCGCCGCGGGTTATACAGCATGAGGACACAAAAGCTAAGGTGACGATTGAGGAGTTAGCCAATAAATGGCTTTCGCTAAAAGAAACCGTTTTGGCAAAGAACACCCACATGAGATACACATCTTACATAAAGATGTGCCTTAGAATTCTGGATGAGACGATGCCCGTTTCTTCTCTTACTCATGAGAACCTGCTTTCTTTGCGTCATGAGCTTTTGACCGGTTACCAGCTTGTAGGGAAAACGCTGGAGCGCTCACACAAAAAAGGCCGAACAGTAAGAACCGTTAACGGATACATGGCGGTTATGCTGGAGATGCTTAAGTTTGCAGAGAAAAATGGATATACCGGCGGGAAAGTAATTTCAGATGTGAAGCCTCTCAGAAAGTCCAGGTCTGAACCAGATCCGCTAAGCAAGGATGAGTTCGTAAGGATGCTGGCAATGGCTAATCACCCGCAGATAAGAAATCTATGGATACTGGCCGTTAGCACCGGCATGAGGCATGGAGAGATATGCGCTCTGGCATGGGAGGATATCGATACCACAGACTGGACAATTAAGGTGCAGCGTAACCTGGCGATTTCAGATCACTTCACACCGCCAAAAACTGAAAGTGGAATCCGCACAATCATTCTGACCAGCGCAGCCATCGAGGCCATAAAGGACCAGATGCAGTATACGAGAATGCAAAAACAGCATGACGTTACTGTCCACCTCAGGGAGTACGGTAAAACAAGGACTGACCAGTGCACATTTGTTTTCAATCCATCAGTTTCCGGACGGTATCCAACCAAAAGCATATGCTACATTCCAGGCTCGATTGCAGCCTCATGGAACCATCTGCTAAAGCGAGCCGGAATCAGGCATAGGAAAGCATACGAATCCAGGCATACATTTGCATGCTGGGCTCTAAGTGCCGGAGTGAATCCGAGCTTCATTGCAAATCAGATGGGGCACACAAATGCACAGATGGTTTTCAACGTCTATGCAAAGTGGATGTCCGATAAAAACGGAGACCAGGTAGCCATACTGAACCAAAACTTTGGCTTTAATGCCCCACCGATGCCCCAGGGTAAAGTGGCTGACATGTAATCCTTTAGCAAATCAACCACTTCACCACCTCCTAGTGTTTTATCATCACATGCCGCACCACGGTGTAATCCTCAAGCCCGTACATCGACATATCCTTGCCGTAGCCGGAGAGTTTCTGACCGCCGTGGGGCATTTCGCTGACCAGCATAAAGTGTGTGTTCACCCAGGTGCAGCCATATTGCAGCCGGGCGCTGAGGCGGTGCGCGCGGCCAACGTCGCGGGTCCAGACGGATGACGCGAGGCCGTATTGCGAGTCGTTGGCGTAGTCCAGCGCCTGAGCTTCATCGTCAAACGGCGTGACGCTGACCACCGGGCCGAAGACTTCGCGCTGCACAATCGCGTCTTCCTGCTTCGCACCTGCCAGTACCGTCGGCTGGAAGTAATAGCCCGGCCCGTCGACTTTCTCGCCGCCCGTTACCACGCGGATATGCGCCAGCGCTTTCGCGGCTTCCACCGCATGGATGACGCGATTCAGATGCGCCTCGGAACTAAGCGGCCCGAGTTCGGTGCTTTCATCTTCCGGCGCGCCCGTTTTCAGGCTACCCACCGCCGCGCCGAGCTTTTCCACCAGCTGGTCATAAATCCCTTTTTGCGCGTAGATGCGGCACGCCGCCGTGCAGTCCTGGCCCGCGTTATAGAAGCCGAACGTGCGAATGCCTTCCACCACGGCGTCGAGATCGGCGTCGTCAAACACCAGCACCGGCGCTTTACCGCCGAGCTCCATATGGGTGCGCTTTATCGACGACGCGGTGCGGCTGATGATGTGCTCGCCGGTAGCAATAGAGCCGGTGAGCGAGACCATGCGCACTTTGTCATGGCCGGTCAGCGGGTCGCCGACCGTCTGACCGCGTCCAAACAATACATTCAGCACGCCTGCCGGGAAGATATCTTTTGCGAGCTCCGCGAGCTTAAACGCGGTGAGCGGCGTTATCTCCGAGGGCTTCAGCACCACGCAGTTACCCGCCGCCAGCGCGGGCGCGAGCTTCCAGGCGGCCATCATCAGCGGGTAGTTCCAGGGCGCGATGGACGCCACCACGCCCACCGGGTCGCGGCGGATCATCGAGGTGTGATCCGCCAGATATTCGCCTGCGGCAAGCCCGTTTAAGCAGCGCACGGCCCCCGCGAAGAAACGAAACACGTCGGCCACCGCCGGGATCTCATCGCCCGCCACGCAGTGCAGCGGTTTGCCGCAGTTCTGGGATTCGAGCTGCGCGAACGTCTGCGCGTTCTGCTCGATGACGTCCGCGAGCTTAAGCAGCGCCCCGGCGCGTTCTTTAGGCGTAGTGAGACGCCACTGGGTAAACGCCGCGTCGGCGGCGCTGACCGCCTCATCTACCTGCTCTGCGCTGGCTTCGGCAATCTCAATCAGCACCTCGCCGGTGGCGGGGTTATAGACGGGCAGGCGCTCGCCCTTGCCTTCCACCAGCGCGCCGTTAATCAGTAATTGACTCTGCAT